GGTCTCCACCCAGGTGCTGGTCCGAAGTCTAGATGGACCAAGAACCCCGATGGCAGCGGCGGGTTCGATGATTTTGGAAGTACCTGGCGTGGCCTAGTCCACAGACTCAAGAGAACGACCTCTGGCCTCATGGAGAAGATTCGTCCTCGCTCATGGGGAGTCAACCAGATCGGAGATATTGCTACTCTAGCTAAGACACAGGACGCAAGCACTTTCTTTAGAACCGTTGGTGTGGCTAGTGAGAACAGTAGCAAGAGAGCAGCAGAGATGATCCCCGCTCTTGCCGAGGGTTTGGGTGTGAGTGCCGAGGCAGGGTTCACTACATTCACGTCAAGATTGGCCCCCCGGGGCCTCCCGGCGCGTGCCCTTTCTAAGGTTGTCGCCCCAAAGGGAGCTTTTGTTTCAGAGAGTAATTCTCGCAAGTATGCAGCTGATCTCCGGAAGCATACTGGTGCAAGTATTACAGATGATGATTTCATGAAGCAAGTGGCTTTCCATGAAAGCGCCGAGTACAAGGGCCTAAGAATGCTAGAGAATAGGCCAAGTCTATTAAGAGAGAATCCACGGGCAAGCCACCATATGGCGGTAGTCATGGAAGAGAAGTTTCTTCGTGAATACGGCAACGAAGATCTCTACCGGTTTGTGAAGGCGGCCAGACACCAAAGCGACCCTTGGTTCTCTGGCTTTGATGATGCATATAACAGTATCGAGGGTCTTAGACACGAGGGGCTTGCTCCAGAGCTTCGTAAGCTCATGACAGAGTTCGGTTCTGGTTGGACAGGTCTCTTCGGTGCTGCTGTTGGCGCTGGAGTAGCAGCCCGTGGTGTAGCCACAGGTCTAGGTCAGATTATTGGTGGAGTAGCCTCTGGTGTAGCCCATGCTGGGATTGGAGTGGGAATCGCCGGTGGCAAGGTGCTGGGTAGAGTCAACAAGTACTACTCAGCCAGAACCATGTTCAACGCGGCTGGACAGAAGGTCAAGGAAGGAGTGGCCGGTGGCGCTCGTACAGCATTCAGAGAAGCTGATCGCGGTATCGACGTCGCCGCTTACTATACAGGGACCCGTGGTCTGGGTGGCACCGTAACGAAGGTCGGCAGTGACCTGGCTGCAGATGTTACGCAGTTTGGTCAGGGCATCAAGAATGTATCTGGGCGAGCTGGTCAGGCTGTTGGCAGGGGCGGAGTCAAACTAGGAGAGGAGATTGTAAATGTCCCCGGTGCGGTTCGTGAGATGGCTCCATATCTGGGAGAAGCCGCAGGGAAGGCCGCAGTTGGGACAGCCTCGACTCTTGCCATTGCTGGTGGTGCTCTTGCTCTTGCGGGTGCTGGGGTCAAGGCAGTTCATGATCAGTCTGCTGGAGACGGTAGTTTTCATATGGCAAAGGTACAGCAAGCAGCTTGGTTGCGTGCGACTCAGGAACAGGTCTGGAATGCCGCCATCTCTGGAGGGCAGGGCCATCTTTCTAGACAGTCTGGTCGAGCAATGCAACAATCGATGTACGGAGGTTAAGTATGGGGTTCTTATCTAGAGTACTGGGTGGTTCGGTTCCCTTTCGTGTTGGAGGAGGAGCAACTCTCGGAGGTCTCTTCGGTGGGGCTACTAGTGATTTCAATACTATGGAAGGGAAAGCCGGGGACATAGCCGCTGGAGCACTAATCGGAGCGGGTATTGGGTTGGGAACAACCGCCGCCTTCTGGAAAGGAGCCACAGGCTTCTCACCAGTTCGTGCCAGGACGTCAAGGGCGTTCGGGGGTCTTCTCCGACGCGCCACCGAAGAGACACTTCTATTGGATAAAAGGAGAGCCGCTGCAGCACTTAGACCAGGAGGCATTTTTAGGAGGCCACAAGCCGGACCAATAGAACCGGCAGACTTTCCCCTCCGTAGCTGGCAGAAAAATATCGGTTTATCAAGACTAGAGAGAGCTCGTGCAAATTCAGTCGCATGGGGAGATTCAGTCGCATGGGGAGAAGAGGTCTTGGGAGCCGTTACTACACAAGCTGGTAGGGTCGGTGCAGTTGGTGCAGTTGGATACAGGGTAGCCAGAGGAGTCGCACTTGGTACAGCAGGAGCTGTCGAACGCTCTCCTCGGCTTGTTGGTGGTTCTCTTGCGATTGGGGGAGGAGCTCTGCTCATGGCGTCCGAAACTAGCAATCCGGTAGTGGGGGAGGCCCAGGAGATGGTGGGGATGTCCCGACAACAACCCAATCAACAGTTTAGAAATAGCGCCGCTGGTGTAGTGCAAGGTCTACACAGAAGTAGACACGGAGGTTACTAATGTTTGTTGCAGGTAGTGTTGGTACTGTACAGGTACCAGATCCTGGTCCTGCTAGGTCCTTCATTGTCGGAAATCAGGGGGCAATGCAGGTCCCTTTCGATGGCAGCACAAGAGGGTATTTTAACAGGGATCCATATGCTAACTGGGATGCAAACAAGACGAGTCCAAGCCGCAAGCTTCGAAAGGGTTGGTCTCCTCTTGCCACACCTAATAGGCAGTTTCCTGTCCTTGGGTTAGAGGTAGACTTTCGTCAGCAACGATCGTGGGCGAGAAATGCAAGCCCTACCGGGAAGACTATCCAAGATGTAATTGACGAGGCTGTGGCGAAGCGTCCTGGGAAGATGTCCTCTGCGTTCAGCGCAACTTCTGGGGGGAGAGCACTCTCGGCCTGGCGACAGACAGGTATGCATAAGAGTGGTATGACGTTCCTGAAGGGTGACTTGGGGATAATGAAGGGCGGAGGAGTATTCAGACTTCTAGGTCCAGCGTTTGGTGCCCTCTCTGTTTACTACGGCTATCAGGAGGGTGGAGTCGGAGGAGCTGTTAAAGAAGGTATCAAGTTTGGTGCAATGTCATACGCGGTTGGCGCGGCCTGGTCAGTTGCGGCCCCTCTAGTTAAGCTTGGAGCGGTTGCGGGTGCCGGCCTCGGTGCAGCCTATTTAGCCCGTGGAGGGTCTGTTGCAGATCTCTCAAGGCCTTGGGTTAGAGACCATGCTCGTAAGTCAGCGGCACTTGAAATGGGAACACCCATTGTGGATAATTACGGGACAGCTGCTACAATGAGACAGAGAAGTCTGTCTGCAATCCAGAATAGTAAGCTCAACGGAAGGACTGCTCTTGGAAATGAAGCGGCTCTCTCTTATCAACCATATTAGGAGGACTACATGCTACAAGAGACACTTTTTGGCGCAGGTCGAAGCCTGAGTAGACTGTCAAGAGAAGTTTACCAACATGGATCCAGCAGCAACAGGGCAACTCGACTCACCACAAATAGTTGGCACCGCACACTGGCCTCCGGAGCCCTCATGAGTGCTTCCAAAGCAATGCGATTGGGAGCTGCTGGTCCCTACCGTGCCGGTGGTATGGTGGGAGGTATGGCTGGAGGAGCATACGGTGCAGTGTCGGACGACACCTCCATTCTTGGTGGAGCAATGAAGGGAGCAATGTATGGTATGGGTGGCGTCGGCGTTGCCCGTGGAGCCGCTGGTTATGGCCGTAGATATAGGGCCGCTCGCAGATCATTTGGCCAAGGTAGGTTTGATGCTGCCGTAATGGCAGGGAGGGCGAGTACGAGACATATTGGCCGCACGCTCACCTCAAAGGCTAGTAACGTAAGAAGTTCTCTAGAAAAAACAATAGAAGGCCTTCCCGCTACATATGGGAAAGCCTCCGGGGCGTGGATATAGCTTAATGCTTGATCTTTCTCAGAGCCAACCTCTTTGTACAACATGTGTAAAAAGATATGCGTGTAAACATCGCTTCAGCAAGGGCGATCCGGATATGAAGTTTAATATCTCCTGTATGGGTATCCCCAACAAGTATGTCTCCGAAGAGTGCCTAGCCGGGTTAGACATGGACGAGAAGGTTGCCACGGCGATGCTCGATCCCGTCACATGGGCTGCCGTATTTTTAGACTGGCACTGCACCGATCCCGATGGAGCCCACTGGAAGAGAAAGCACGAAGCTGGAACGCTCGGAGCTCTCCCACCGTACGAAGAGTTCCAGGCGAAGGCTGGTAAGTCTATCTTCCATCGTCCCTATCAGGCAGTGATGCTTCGCTGCACATCAAAAAGAAAGGTCTTCCGTATTGGCCGTCAGGCTGGAAAGTGTTTGAAATCAGGTACAAAAATTCAGATGGCCAATGGTTCCCTCAAGCCCGTTGAGAGTATTCGACCCGGAGAGCTGATTGCTGCATTTGACGAAGATTATAATGTCGTTGAAGCGCCAGCATATCTAACCGATAATGGCGTAAAGCAAGTTGCTCGTCTTGAATTGATGGATGGGCGTGAAGTCTCGGCTTCTCTTAATCATCCATTTCTCACCCGGAAGAACATTGGGAGAGAAACAACAGGAGCCCGCCGCACTATCTTCAGGGATGAGTGGTTAGATCTTTCTGATATCGGAGAGGGAGATTACGTAGCCGTCCCCCGGAGGCTTCCCGAAGGGAAAGAGCAATCTCATGTTCCCGAGAAGCTCCGGGTCCTTGGACTAATGCTTGCTGATGGGAATATCACTGGCGGGAATTGCAGATTCAGTAATCAGAACGAAGAGATTCTCGATCATCTCCGCAATAGTCTGACGGAATTCGGTTGTTCTCTCAAACATTACGACTGTGACGCCGAGCACGATTATCATATTATTGGATCGGGGATTGGGAAAGCACATGGTCTCAAATCCTGGCTCCGCGAGCTGGGTCTTCAAGGGCTAAATTCACACGAGAAGTCTATTCCTGATTTTGTGATGACTCTCAATAACAAAAGCCTTGTTCCCCTCCTCCGTGCTATGTATGGATGCGATGGGTGGGCCTCCGTGGACAAAAACGGCAAACCTGAAGTGGGCTATTGCACTGTGTCCGAAAAGATGGCCTCTCAACTTGTGTCCGTCCTTGCTCGATTTGGTATCTATGCTTCGACTAGATTGAAAGTAACTCGTTTAGAAGGAAAGAAATTCTTCTCTAGACAGGTGGTCATTAGTCGACGAGACGACATTGCTCTTTTCGTAGAAGATATTGGTCTTCTAGGAAAAGATAAGGCTGCGGTGGCCTGCAAGGTAGCCGCGCTTGCAAGGGGTCCCTCTCCAAAAACAGATGCGTATGAAGAGGCCGATCTAGTCTTTGTGAAGGTTCGTTCCGTGGTTGAGACTGGAGAAGCACAGACTTGGGATCTTACTGTTCCTGATCATCACACTCTTGTATCGGATAATATTATATCTCACAATACAGAATGTTTATGCATAGCTATCTTACATGCCCTCTGGACACACGAGAAGTTCCAGGTGACAGTTATTGCTCCCTACCAATCTCAAATCGACCTAATCTTTACGAGACTCGAGGAACTAATCAAAGCCAATCCTATGCTCCAGAACGATGTGGAGCGCAGTGTTAAGGCCCCCAACTATAAGATCATTTTGAAGAATGATTCTAGAGTACTTGGTTTCACCGCTGGTACGCGCTCTGGTGGAGACGCTGCGTCTGCTCGTGGACAGTCTGGTGGCATGCTTGTGTTTGATGAGGCAGACTACCTCTCTCCCGCAGATGTTAACGCCGCTCTCGCTATTATTACTAACTTCCCGAATGCATCTGTCTGGATGAGCAGTACGCCTACTGGACGTCGAGAGAAGTTCTATGAGTGTTGTGTTTCCCGTGAGTGGAAGGAGTTCCACTACTCATCGAGCATTAACCCCAACTGGACTGAAGAACTTGAGCGTTTCTATCGGGACACCTTCACGGAAGAAGGATACGAACACGAGATCAACGCAGACTTCTCTGAGCAAGCCGCCGGTGTGTACCAGGCAAAATATGTGGAGGCAGCACAAGCCAACTTCAAGTACGAGGATTGTGTCCGAGAGAGAGAATGGCATTATGCTATTGGTGTAGATTGGAACGACACGAAGATCGGAGTTTGTATTGCAGTAGTCGGCTTCAATCCCGCTGATGGTATATTCAAACTAGTAGATAAGAAAATTGTATCCAAGTCAGAATACACCCAGCTCAAGGGTTGTGAGACCGTTAGAAATTGGAATCAACTCTGGAGGCCATTCGCTATCTATATTGATCGTGGGTTCGGTGCCACACAAGAAGAGATCCTTACTCTTTTTGGTGCTTCACAGAGAGCTAAAGAAGGCAAGAACCATCCAGACGCCCGGCTCTCACACATTGTTAAAGCATATGAGTTTGGGAGTAGTATTGAGATTAATGATCCGTTCACAAAGCAACCAGTTAAGAAGCATGCAAAGGCCTTCTTGGTGGAGAACAGTGTCCGTAGATTTGAACAGCAAAACTTTTTCTATCCAAAAGCCGATGAGAACTATACAAAAGGACTCCTTGGGTATATTGTAAAGAGCGTATCGATTGCTGGTGTGCCTATCTACTTTGAAGAGAATGAAGTGGCGGGCGACCACTTCCTTGACGCAGTGAATCTTGCTCTAGTAGCATTCACTCTCGAGAAGACAGAGTTCGGCCAGCCCCGGTATGGTACTGATGTTGTCTTTACGGAGGCTCTTGGCGCTCATGATTCTGGGATTGAGAAGCCCGAGGGCCGCTCTAATGACTTGGCGTTTGCTCCTGGCGGATCTCCCGCTGGGACTCGCATGGCGGGAATGGGACAGAATGATTCGATTCTGCCCCAACAAAAGGGTATGCCGGGTGCGCGCCTGCAAGTCGGTGCTGGCCAGGGATGCTGGAACTGGCCGGGATTTGAGTACGACAGGCCACGCCCCAAGCCACGTACGACACGTCAAGCATTTTCTGAGGCTGCGGCTCGGGTTGGTGGTACTTCACGGAGAAGGAGACCTGCTCCACCGCGTAGAAAGAAGTGGTAGGAGCGTCATGCTAAGATTCTATTCTAGTCTTGATCTCGAGGACGAAATCCTCACAACCGAGGATTCTGCGGGGATTGGAGCCTTCACAGTTACCTTTGATGGAAGACTCGGAGGCGCACAAGTCCATAAGTTCTTCATCAAGAACGATGACCCAACTCGGACCTATACAGATATAACTGTGGCTCCGGTCGATCTCTCTGGTAGTGGGTATGTTGACCAGGGCGGTGAGTTGTGGTCGTGGAAACTGATTGCTCAAGATACCCCACCTTCAGAGGGGTCTTGGAACTCAGTAGTAGCGGGTGCTTCTGTTGTTCTTGGATCCCTAAGCGACGCTAGTTCCATGGCGTCAGTATGGGTTAGGGTGCACGCCCCACGCCACACACCTGCTCAGCTTGTGGGCTCTGTTGTATTGAGAGTCACTGCAAAAGAGGTCCTAAATGCGTAGAGAAGACGAAAACTTCCCTCAGAGAGGACGCAAAGGAGATGTGGGGGTCACTCTGCCTTCCGACGTAGGGAACGATTTTGACGAAGAGGACGAGATCCTCACCTATAAACCTATTATCAAATGGGAACCACCACCCTCCGAAGATGGTGAACAGCGCGTTCCTGTTTCTGTCGCATACATCCAAGAGGCCCGGCAAAGCGCGGAGGCAGTCGTCGCTGGCTATGACCGCGTTATAAAGATCACAGATGCAATCCAAAAGAAGATCGATGAAAGAGCCAAGAGTCTTGTCGTCACACTAGACCCAAAGGTTGACGCAGCTACTATCTCTGCTATCAAGCGTCGTTTCCCGGAGCTCAAGGACCCCACTCAACTTGATTTTGCCACCTATAAGAAGGCCCTGGCGTGCGCCGCTAAGGGACAGACCAATAGTGTTCCACGTGTAACCAAGGAAGCTGTTCTTGCTGCACGTCAGAACCCATCGCTTACTAACTTCGGTGGGTTCGGGGAGATGCCGGGCATGCTACGTAGCGAGATTAATGGCCCAAGGTTTGGCAATCCAGTAGACTTGGAAGAGTTTCAGAAGAATGCTACCCTGGATCTCTTTAAGATGATGGAGAGCCTGATTGCCGGAGCTGCGGCAGCCCAGGTGAAGATTCACGAAATCACAAACAAACACGGTTAACCATGGCAAATACTACAGGTTTCGACTATAGCAAAATAGATGTTAGTAGCGTGAAGGCTGGGTCTGTCAGTCTTGGTACGGATGCACAGGACTGTGCGCTTATTGCTAGAACATTTGAGCGAGGAGCTCACGCTACACCGTCAGAAGCTGCCGTATGGGCACCTCTATCTAGGATGCTGGCCAACACCAAGATCTTTTCTCTTCAGGCTAGCTCGTCCATCTCCGACTACATCAAAACTCCGCAGATGGCAGCTCTTGAGCTTCAGAAGCAAGCAGCTTCGTTATCTTCTGGCTCTGGAATGGGTGCGGAATCCACCTCTCCGAGCAAAAATAGCGTTGATGAGCTGTTGCAGGGTGTTGGTTTCGGTGCTTTTCGCACTTCGATGGCCGGTGCAACCAAGTTTGGTAACGTTATGAGCGAGTGGGCCAAGAAGTGTCTCCCCTGTTCCCCGATCCCCAGCCCAGCTGAGGTAAAGGATTTCGTTACTGGTCTGCCTAGGCCTCCCACTCCCGACGAGGTAAAGGCAGCGGGTGCGGCGCAAAGGTCACAAGTCAAAGATGCAGTTACTGGTCTGCCAAGACCACCGACTCCTGCGGAAATTAAGGATGGTACGGCTGGATCTGGTTCGAAGGGTCCTGTATCTCCGGACGGTAGTCCGTTCACCGGTAGACCTGGGCCACCAAAGCCATGGAACATGGGCAGGATGACTTCGTTTTTGGAGCTCAACCCATCGGTTGCTATCACGAGGGTGCTACACCAGGATATAAAGGACAAACTTGCTATCCTGTTCTCCATAACAGACTTGCTCCGCAAACCACCTGGCTCACAAAAAGACATGTGTGACATGGTGAATGCCCTGTCTCCTATCTGCCCTCTCGATCTCCAGAGAATGATCGCTACTCTTATGGCCCAGATGATGATGGATGTACCAACGATGGACGGGATGATGGATTTGCTTGGTCAGCTTATCGGCCCAATCTTTTCTCCCATTCTTATGCAGGTGACTTCATTAATCGATATGTTCCTCCAACTCATCACCGCTCCCCTCCGTTGTGTTATCTCCCAGATGGAACTAGTAACAGAGACTTTCGAGCAAATTGATGAGGCCTCCGGCGGCAATACCGACCTATCATCATCTATTGGTGAGGCCACTGGTGACGTCAAAAAGAACCTGTCTGACCTACAGAAGGCTTCAGATGGAATTACGACAGGACTCGATGAGCTGACTACAAGCATGAGTGCAGGGATTGCTCAGATTGGAGAGTTGGCTGAGTTTTATACAGCTGAGATAACTGGTCTGCTTGGAGAGCAAGGAGGGAACGACTCGGGCCTGCTGGGCTTCACCTTCAAGAAACTACAGAAGGTTCGTCAGATTATGTTTCTTATTGCGATGCTGAGGGCCAAGGCTGCTGGCCATGCCATCTGCAATAAACCGAAAGGCAAGAGCCCAAAAAAGAATGAGCTCGATAACTTCTTCAGAATCTATATTAACCCAGATTCACCGTTTGACGCCTGGGTTGGAGACGACGGTAGACTCCATATCGGAGAGAAGGGGTCTGGTGATATCGGAGAGAAGGGGTCTGGTGACTCCAAGACCGCTCCCTTGCCAAAAGCCGAAAATGTGCTTAAATTTGATGGAGGTGGGACGATTATCGATCCTGCTGTGGCCAAGATTACTACCGATATTGCGCTAGCACTGTCTCAGCCAGTTGACATCATTACGAACTGTAGGTTTGACACCACCGAGCAGCAGGCCAAGCAGATCGAAAAGTGGATGCAGGAGATGAAGCCCTAATGGAAGGACTCAAGATCACGGCACCCAGGCCCATTCCTGACGCTATCAAGATTAAGCCAGTGAGCACTGGCAAGCCTGTATCTAAGATCCCGCTTATTGGTCCCCGTGTTCTCTCGTATGCCCAGTCTTATGCCGGGGGTCGCGCCAACTTTATCCCCCCCGAATACGATCTCACAGAGATTGGTATGATCGAGGATGTTGACGGCTATGTAACACAGGCATTTAAGAAGAAGATCGGTCTGATGTTCAAGGAGGGTCTGTCATATCACGGCCCCAACGCTAAGACTGTCCAGTACGTTAAGACTCGTATCGCTCAGATTGAGCAGGCGAGTGCTATCCCCCATGTCCAGCTACTTAAGCGTATCGCGCGCTCTCTCATTCGTACTTCCAATGCCTTTATCGTTAAGGTACGCAAGACAGAAGCATCCGGCGGGAAGGTACGTCTGGATGGTAAACGAGAAATCAAACCAGTAGCAGGTTACTTCCCGGCCGCACCAGAGACTATGTTTGTCGATCTGAATGCCGATACCGGAGTAGTCATGAAGTGGAAACAGGAGCTACCAGATGGTCGCTTCAGGCTGTTTAATCCCGAAGATGTTATCCACTTCACCACCAACCGACGTGAAGGTTTTATCTTTGGTACCCCGACTATAACTCCTGTTATCGACGACATCCGTGCTCTCCGTCAGCTTGAAGAGAACATCGAGATGCTTCTCTATCAACACCTCTTCCCTCTCTACCAGTATAAGGTAGGCACAGAGAAGAAGCCCGCCGGTCTCGATGAAGATGGCGAGAAGGAAGTAGATATTGTACGTGACCAGATCCGGCTTATGCCTTTTGAAGGCGGGATTGTTACGTCTGAGCGGCACGAAATTAAGGCAGTGGGTGCCGAAGGTCGCGCCATACGCGCAGAGGGCTATCTGGATCACTTCAGGAAGCGCGTGATTGCCGGTCTAGGCATTTCTCAGATCGACCTTGGCGACGGTGATACAACCAATCGCGCCACGGCTAATACTCTCTCACGAGCCCTCATCGATACAGTGAAGGATATCCAGGACGAACTGGAAGCCCAGTGGAATCACCTGGTTGTTTGCGAGCTACTCCTTGAATCTACGTTTGGCGATGATGTCCTTAATGAAGAAAATCTTGTTCACCTTGAGTTCCGTGAGATCGACATTGTAAACAAGATGGATCTCGAGAAGCATAATACTGAACTTTTCGAAGCAAACGGCATCGACTACGATGAATATAGGAACCGGCTGGGCTTGGAGCCCATGGAGATTCCAGACGATCCGCAGGACCAGAAGTACCCATCGTGGATGCGTACCCGCTGGAAGTTGTTTGGGGAGCCTGAGGCTCTCATTAATGCAGTTGACGAGCCCTACACTGTTGCCGCTAAGCAAGCAGCAGAGAACCGTTCTCTTGGCACGACTGGCCAGCAGGTAGAGAAGTCTAAGTCTGAATTAGAAGAGAAGATGAAAAAGGAAGCTGCTGCCAAGCCAACACCAGCTCCAAAGGCTGTGAAAAAGAAGGCGAGCGATGGTTTCCTCAAGAAGCAGTGGGGGGACTTCGAGAGCGACACACTCGGTCGCATTCAGAGTGCAGCTCGCCGACGCCGGCAGATTGACTACGACTACCTTGTCTCACAAGGTTTTAGTTGGGCCACCCTGGTGGGGAACAACATGAAGCCTCGTATCCATGCGGCTGTGAGTCGTGGATTTAACGATGGCTCTGGTGGTCTCTTCCACCTTTCGGCTTCTAAAATTCGTACAACTAATGCCACGCTAGATGCCCGTCTTGATAGGCGTCTAGAGAAGTTGGTGCGTCAAACAATTGGACTCCTACAACGCAGGATTGACGCTGTAGGGTCAGATGTTACACTAACTAATATGGAGGCACTCTACCTACAGCAGGCAATGACGGCTTTTGATTCAACACGTTATAGAACAGATTTCATTCAAGACGTAGAGGTTCGTCGAGCCTACAACTTTGGACGAGTCCTTGGGGGAGCATCGCAGAATAAAGTTATGCGAGTTATACCCGATGCTGGAGCTTGCGAGAGATGTTTATCTTCAAGTGCTCGTATCGGTGAGGCAGAACATATCTCTCTCACTGACACTCCTCCATTCCATCCGGGTTGCAAGTGTAGTTTGACGTTCAGTAATTAGGAGAGCAAATAATGAAACCGATCCGCTTCACTGATAGTGCAAGCCTCGAGGGGAAGCCCTCTGATAGCGTTAAAGATTTCTTCACCAATATGGATGCGGGGAGTGGCAAGACCCTGCGCGTCACTGTGGCGGCTACACATGCTGGACGTGTAACTCGCAATAATGCTATTTACTTGCCCGACAAGATGCGTCAGAGTGTAGACAGCTGGCTCACTCCGTATCCAAAACCCATCCTCGAGAAGGCCCACGATTCTGGTGAGCCAATTGGTCGTGCTGTTTCAGCACGTTATGTCGATACATCACAGGATATTAGGACTGCTATTGCAGACCCCACACGCGTGAAGGACTCTACGAAGGTCAACATGAAGTTGTTTGATCAGTTCGTCGCTGGCAAACTAGACCCTCGCCAGACCGTGGATTTCGTAAACGACCTACTCGCACAAGAGATTATCAAGGACCGCAACTATCCAGGACTAGGTTACATTGAGCTCACCATGGACATCTCCGACGAGGAAGCCATCAAGAAGGTACTCGATGGCCGGTATCTCACCGGTTCGCAAGGTGCGACCACCGATAGCGCCCGTTGTTCTATCTGCAAGAAGGACTGGGCAATAGACGGTATGTGTGAGCACGATCCAGGTGAAGTGTACGATGATGTTACGTGTGTCCTTGTAGCTGGAGAGTTTGTGTACGACGAATATATCTATTGTAATAAACCGGCTGATGAACTATCCCAAGTTATCAGGATTGGGGACTCAGTCTCTGGAGAGACCCGCACCATCAAGGCCGGGGATGCATCTCCTATAAAATCGGTTATACTCTTCGATAGCGTTTTCAAGGAGGAAAGCATGCTCACCAAGGAACAGATCGCAGCCATCCTAACGGACGGAGTGGACAAGCCCGACACAGAGGCTATCTCTGCCCTGGCTGACAAGGTCCTCACCAATATCACCGACAACAAGACTGGGTTCGAGGATGACGAGAAGGCCAAGGCTGGCGTACTTGCTCTCCGTGACGAGCTCACCAAGGAAGAGGAGCCAAATCCCCTAAAGGTATTCTGGGGCGACGCTCTTGAGGCTATCGTGGGCGACGACGACTCTCCTATCTACGCAAGCTCTCTCTACGTCTATGCAGCACAGGATAGTGTAGACGAGAAGACCGTTAAGGATGAGGCGCTCACCTACGACGAGCGTGTAGCTCTCGGCAAGAACAGGTTTGCCGGCCCCTACCTCTGCCATGACAAGTTCCATGCTCTCGTAGCCCGTTACTCAGTGGATGGCTACAAGGGTGACGACAAGGCCGCAGTTGCCAAGATGATTGAGCGCAAGTGTGCTCGGCTCGGTGTAGACGAAGTGAAGGACGAGTTCGACGCTGACTACTTCGATCAGTTCGAAGATGACCAGCTCAAGCCCATGCACGATGGTCTCATCGCTGCCTTCACAGAGCGCAAGCTCGATGTCCCGGTTCTCGAAACTGTCGCAGTGACAGACGAGGAGCTGAAACAAAAACTAGCCGCCGCAGAGAAGGCAGTAGCCGAAGCAACAACCGCACTCGCAGACCTCCAGGGTGAACATGAAACCCTAGAGAACGAACTTGCTGACTCACATCAGGCCCTCAAGGATGCCAAGATCGAGCACATTGTTGTGCTAAATCAGATTTCCGATGAAAAGCTTGATGATGCCAAGATTACCACTCTACGTGATGATCTATCAGGGAAGAGCCTGGAAGATACCGGCGTTGCACTAAAAGATTGTCTCGAAAAGGTTGACGTTGCCAGCATTTCTGAGAAACTTAGAAGTGGCACAACAGGCGACCCCAACACAACGGTTGCAGACCCGACACTTCAGCAAGATCAGAGAGCGCAATATACTCCAGAAGAGATTGCTGATATGCAGGTTGAGATTGCCGAAAACTTTTTGCATGTTAGAATGACAAGAAGCCAAGCGAAAGCTGATAGCTACCTAGCAAGAATGGAAGCAAAAGGAATTCTGCTGGACGCCACAAAGACCCAGCTGAATAAGTAACACTCAGAGTACCTCAGGAGGATATTCAATGCCTTTCAACTCAGTCGGACAGTACACCGGAACACACAAAGCGTGGGACCACGTTGGCAACATCATCCCCGATATCGAGCACTCTGAGAGTGAGCGGCCAGCATTCGAGTTCCAAACAGCCAAGTGGCTGCCAGTTCAGTTCTGGGACAAGCACTACGAAAACTGGAATGTAATTATGCCTGGTAAGGGCGTCGCCCTCGATCAGGACGGAATGGTTATGCCTGCTGCCTACGCAGCCGGTGTTGCTGGTGCGACAACTGTCGTATACACGAACCAAGACGTTACCGCACAGACCATTGATATCGCAACTGGTCAGCCAGTAACCGTCGCAAAGACAGTTACTCTCTCCCAGCTTGACGGTACACAAGGTGGAACCTGGTCTCTCGCTACAGCAGGTGTTGCTGCAGTGGATACCTCTGGTTTCATGGGTCGCTTCGGAGAGGCCTGGGCCCCTGCCGATTACGCAATCGGTGTAGCTCCATATGCATGTCTCCAGAACGCCTACCTCGGGACAACCAATGACTACGTGAACCCAGCTGGTCTGAAAGAGCACAACTATCAGATGCAGCAACTCGTCGCAGTTCTCTGTGACTACGTTATCAAGCTTCCTCTCGTTCCTTCTCAGGCTGCAACAGAGGCCGTAGGAAATGGTTGGATTGCTACTCCGATTGTGTTCGGCACCAACAACGGATGGCACAACATTACTCAGATCTTGGCCACCGCTCGGTACGATGCTACCGATGGTGTGTTCCCGGCAGTTGCAACCTACGAAGTAGCTGCCTTCCCCCTAGACAATCTGAATGTGGCAACCAACACCATGCGCACACAGATCGTGTCTGCCCTCGCGACCCTTCTTGTAACTGAGAAGGGAAGCATGTCGGCGTGTACTCAGGTTGGGGACTTCTGGATCGACTACAAGGTCGGAGTGGTCTTCGTGTTTAGCGCTGGTGGAACTACTATGCCAGTGGCCGCACCAACAACCATCACTTACTACCACTACGAAGCCGCAGTTGCCGTTACCTCAGCCTTCGGTTGTGTTCTTTCGAATACTACTGAGCTGAAGCCTGGTGACTTCGTAGGTATCACAGCAGGCAGCAACTGGATCCGCCTGGCGACTCCTGGACCCGCCCAGACCACTGCGAACTTCGCAAATGCTCTTGGTCAGGTTCTTGGGTTCCTCTCTGAGCCAAGTGCAGCCCTCGATCGCGTAAAAACCGCATACGATTCACTCCGCACTGATGCAAGTGGAGCGATGGCTAACGGTGTAGCTGCAACAGCAAGTGTAGGACTTGGTCAAATGGACCAGATGCCAGGTACAGCTACTGGTGGGGCAGGCGGGCTAACGCACTATGCGGGCGCAGCTGACCTCGTTGTAGTGATCAACCTCATCAACCGATAAGGAACCAGGAGGAGAATTCATGAGTTTCGAACTTAAAGACCAGGTCCAACTAAGTGGAATCTGGAATACCAACGGCAAGGACCCCCACACACGTGAGCGGGTACAGCTTACTGATGCGCTGAGCACTAGTAATGCCCCCCTTCTCTTCCCGAAGGTTATCAGCAACATCGTGAAAGAAGCCGCTGAACCTCTCCTCGTTGGAACCGCTCTGCTTACTCGTATCAACTATAGTTACGGGCAGACCATTACATTCCCAGCAGTGGGCGCAATGGTTGCAGCAGATATCGCGGAAGGCCAAGCCTACCCAGAGCAGAGCCTCACCATGGGTGGAGCAACCGTGACAGCAACGATCGGTAAGTCCGGTCTTGCGGTAAAGGTCACAGACGAAATGATCCGGTACAGCCAGTTCGATGTTATCGGAATGCATCTTCGTGCAGCCGGGCGCGCTCTTGCACGTCACAAAGAAGTTAAGATCTTCAACTACATTCGTAGCATGGGGACCACTGTCTTCGACAACCTCAATCCAACTAGCTCTCTCAAGGGTGTTTGTACTGGACGTAACATGGATGGAGCTCCCAACGGTTCCGTGACCATGGATGACGTATTCGATACGTTTGCCCAGGTCATTACCCAGGGATTTACACCCAACACCATCCTCATGCACCCCCTCACATGGACTATGTTCGTGAAGGACGCGCAGCTTCGTGCCTTCGCCCTCATGTCTGGTGGAGGAACCTTCTTCGCGACTTGGAGTGGACAGCCTGCCGGTGGAAGCCAGTGGGGCAACAGCTCTCAGGGCGGACTCGGTGTAGGCTCCGGACAGAACATCGTTCCTGGACAGGGAGACGGTGGATACAGCGGTGCCGCAGGCGCAGCTCCACACGCACTCCAGGCTTCCGAGCTTCTCGACCATCCACAGGACATTAGCTCCGCGCCTGTGCTTCCGAGCTACCTCGGCATCCCGTTCCGCATCATCGTCAGCCCATTCGTGCCATTCGACCCACGTCGGAAGCTGTCTGACATCTACATGTTCGATAGCTCTGAGCTCGGAGTCCTCGTAGTAGACGAAGACGTCATGACCGAAGAGTGGGACGACCCGAAGGTCGACATCAAGAAGATCAAGCTTCGTGAACGTTACGCAATTGGTATACTCCATGAGGGCCATGCGATTGCTAAGATCATGAACGCACACATCGTGCCTAATGAGATTGCAATGCCTGTACAGGCCAACATCGACGTTAGCGGAAACCTTGGCCCGGTTGACCCCGGAACAGCACTAGCTCTATAAGCCAAGATAGACAACATCGTTGACAAAACCGTGGCTCCCTGCTAATTTGGTGGGGAGCCATTTTTTTTGTGGCAGGACATAGGAGCTGTAAATGGAAATCAAGCTGGCTAAGGGTTTCATCTGGATGCTAGGCACACCACGTGGGGATCCTGACGATGTTATTTCCCTGAACAACGACAACCCAGGTCCAATCATTGTTGACTACGAAGGGCTGTCAAGAGCGGACAAGAAGCATATCATTCTCTCTTTTCGTAAGGGAGATATCAAGTCTCCACAAGTAAAATCGACAGAAGATATTGATGCATTGGCTACTGCATTCATGACAGAACACGGACAGGCAGAACGACCAGTGGCTCGCGTAGAGGTCAAACCTCGTGACCCACGCGTGGTGGCAGTCGAGAAACAACAGAAGGATGAAGAGCGCGCCGAATACCTATCGAAGCAGACTGTTAGCGTGATTCGCTCTGCCCTTACAGGAGAGAACAACACACGCATGTTGACCCTCCTGCTGGATGCTGAAATAGCTGGTCGGCATCGTAAGTCTGTTATCAACGCAGTCTCTGCGAAGACTGCTCAAATTCACAAACAGGTCACCAAGCACTTGGACCAAGAAGCAGAAAAAGCACCCATCCCAATGTCTCTTGTAGACCCAACGACAAACCTTCTATCCGTGGTAGAATCGGAAGAGATGGATATTGTTCTATCAGAGGAACAGATCAAGGAACTAGCAACGCTCGGATTCTAGGTGGTGGCCTAATTGTCAGATGTAGATAGCATCGTAGACCAGGTACACCCTGCTGTATCTGGACTAAACATTATTCTTTCTGATACTATTCGGGTCACATTCGACCGCGAGATGGATGAGGCACGGCTCGGCGATAACCTATTTATTGCTGGACCTGACAACGATACCCACACTGGTCCGGATCATCGCATCTGGATTGACTTTCCTTCAATTGGAGACGAAGAAGAAATCCTCCAGTCACCTGGCTATCATGGCCTAGTGCAGGGAGCATTTACCTATTCCAGACATGATCTCAGCAGTGAGACAGTCGTTAGTGGGATTGATGTAGTTGGTAGTGGTCACCTCTACCGAACTCGCACCACCTTCACCCCAACCAACCGTCTTGCACCTAATACACGATACTACGTGTACCTCTCTGGTGATGAGGCTGCGGGCGATGGTCTTGATACTGGTATCTCTGGGCGTACTGTCTTTGATCCAATTGCCGCTCCAGGTAACACAGGGATAGTCGATCCGGTCTTTGAAGGCGGATTCTCTTGGGGCACGAACGACACCTATAATATTGAGATCATGTCGACGGGCACAACCGACACGGCCACCTTCCGTTATTGGACTACTCTCTTCCCAACTAAGTCGACTTCAATTTCAGTCAAGCGCTCTGGGGTACTACTCCGTAATGGCGTGACTATCAAGTTCCCTCCTGGGACATGGACTGTCGGGGACACCTGGACTGTTGTCGCGAAGAAGCGTGATACGTTTACTGGTAACCTTATCTGGACGTTCCTCACGGGCTCTGGAAGCATCCAGGAGGTCCCAGCTGCTGCCTCTACTTCGGTATTGGGGGATGCCATCCCTGCGGCTGTCGCTGTCTCCACCGGTCTCTCTGTCTCTTCTACACTTCCAGCTGACAAGGCGTCTCACCAAACTATTCCGGATGCTCCGTATGTTATTTCTGCCACGTTCAACAAGGCAATCGATCCGACAACAGTTGTTAGCGGGGTTACCGCAACAGTGACGGCAAGTCCAGTAGATGGCGACGAAGTGACACATCCAGCCGATGGGGTTCTGATTGCTGAGCCTTCAGTAAGTGGGGCGACGCTCTCTATCACTGTTGCTTCTGGCCAGCTCAACAACAACAACATGGTCGACGTAGTAATTGATGAATCAATCCGTGGAGTAGACGGGAGTCAGATGGCAGCTGAGTATAGCTGGTGGTTCACAACAACTTACAGCCCATACTACTGTACTCTACAGAAGGTCCGGCTAGAGGTTGGTGCGTATATTCCGGCTGTAATCGACGACACCATTAATATGTCTATCCACCAAGCTTCTATTGATGCTGATGCACTGACATGGAACACCTCCGCCTCTTCTTCCTTCTATACTTGGGTAAGAGGGAAATGGGCTTGCTGCAAGGCTCAAGAGGTTGTCCTTCTCAATGCAATGCAAAGTCAGGACAAATTAAAGAGTAAATCTCTTGGGGATTTGTCTGTCGAGTACAATATAGGAGACAACGACGCCCTTGATCGAGCACTTGCCTGCATGGATAGGTGGGAAGCACAACTCCAAACTGGCGGAGAGAAGACAAAAAGTCAGAATCCAACAATGGTGGCCAAGGGTGAGCTTGACGTAGACCGTCCTCCGATTGGACGTCGATGGGGCTATATGAATGGCTATCGAGTTCCGGCTGCCAACACACGACATAGTGGTCCCTATAGCAGACGCCATAGATCAACCTACTCGAGACCACACAAGGGTAAGAACCGCTATGACCGTTAATTATTGGGATACTGCCACCAACTCTGGCTCTAGTTACTACGGAGACCTAGCATCGGGCTCTACGGAACCCGACATGCGTCAAGAGCTCTTCAACATGTTCAATGGCAATTACCCCGAAATCGAAAAGGCACAAGACGGTATCATCCGTCGTATGAATCGCGACTCGGCGGGGAACCTCACTCCATGTCCATGTGTCGACGAAGTGTCACAAGAGCCAGACAAGGACCGCTTTTGTCCTGTTTGTTTTGGAGAGGGGTATCTTTGGACAGAAAGTTACATCCAGTTCTATCGTAAACTCACAGGCTCATCACCACGGAATGTTCATCGCAGTAACTTGGTGGAGCCTGGCTTGATAAATATCCCTCTTGTAGTATTCTATATCAAGTATAACAACACCATACGCGAGACAGACAAAGTAGTTTTGGTTGGGATGGATGACGAAGGAACCATCATTCAGCCTGTTCAAAGAACGGCAATCTACAGTTTTAATGCCATCTGGGACTACCGATCTGATCGTGGAAGGCTGGAGTATTACAAGGGATACGGTCATTTAGACAATGTAAAACATCTGAATGCACCAACATTTGCGGAGCAGGTATGAGCCTATCAACAATAAGGGAAGACCTGGCCAGGGCTGATCTGCTTGAACTTCCAGCGAAGGTAAAGACAATCTCCGAGACGCAGTATATGGAGATTATTAACAGCTCTTTACCACCTTCGTCTGCGCCGATGCCAGCGAAGAATATTGTAGAAGCGATGGATCTGCTTAAGGATGCAATCGAACATCGCATTCAGCAGGAAGGAACTACAGCCGACGCTGATCTTTCTATTTTGTACGAGAACCCCGATAAGCTGTCTGAGCTAGAAGCTGTAACAATCAAAGTTAATATGAGGAAACCGGGCAGCTGGGAGAAAACAACAGCACAAGCAGCATTGTCCTCTCGCAATACAAGGGCTATGCAACTAGTGTTACGAGAAGAGAAGGATGATCCACAAAACCCTGGTTACAAACTAGCAATCATGGGTAAGTTTTTTGATAACAAGGTCCAGCTCACCAGTTGGGCCCGCACAAGTAAGCAAGCTAACCTTCGTGCCATTTGGCTCGAAGACCTACTAGATGACTACCGGTGGTACTTCTCTCTCGCCGGATTGAATAGAGTGTTATACTTAGGGAGAGGGCCCGATGCAACTATCGACGTAGAGGGAAATAGAGTCTACGGAAGGCCAATTGATCTGTTTATACGGACTGAACGAATTCGCGCAGTTCGACAAAAAACACTGGAACAAATCCTTGTCTATGTAGCTACTCGGACGGAGTAGCTGGCAGCCCTGGGAGGCATACAATGTCATTTGAGAACCTACCGGGAATTTTCCCAAACCTCATCGATGGAAATCTGCAGCTTCTTTCTACCAATAGCGCACCTGCCGTAGTTATTATTGGTACAGCTCCTCAAGGACCATCTGAGGCCCTAACTGTTGTTACCAGCCCATCTGAGGCTGCTGCTGACTTTGGGAAGAACGACGGCACACTCATTCGTGGTATGTACGAGGCCCTCCAGGGTGGAGCAACCAACATCCAGCTTTATCGCATGGGTGCTAAATCCGCTACCCTCACTGGAATCGGCGCGGTTGACGATGATGGCATCACCGTCACAACTTCCGTTAAGGACGACAATGCTGGCACTGCATTCCTAGTTTACTGGGACGATACTTCTGAGCGTCTTCGTATATACAGAGAAAGTGACGACCTGCTTGTATACGACAATAACCCTGCGTACCCAGCCGCTGCAGTGGACGAGTTCCTCGTTGAAGTGGACGGAGAAACAGACGGTAACCCCGGAGAAGGCGACCGTGGTGATATCGGTACGCTTAGTGCCCCAGTTACCCTCCTTGCTGCTGGCTCAATCGTAGGTATCACATACACGGCTGGCGATGATGGTATCAATCTCTCTCGTATCGAGATGTATGAAGAGCTCTTCAAGGCCTACAAGAATCTCGAGAACGAAGACATGGACGTTATCGTCCCAATGAACGTATTCCTCGATGATAGAAACGTCCAAGACATGGACGCTAAAGACCGGAGTGGACTTGCATACTCATGGTCAACAGGTCCGAACACATATCCACTCCCAGGGAGTTACGATGATGTCCTCGGTAAGGTATTCGCCCAGGAATATGACGGCGAGTGGCTATTCTGGTGGGATTTCGAGGGGTCTGTTAGTGCACGGGCATATCCCGATGAGGGAGACGCATCACCAACTGAGGATGCAGAAGGAGAGACCCTTCTCGCTGCTGATTTCCATGATGTTAACTTCGGCTACCAGCTCGCAAACTTCTGCTATACACAGTCAGAAGACAACGAGGAAATGACTGGTGTCATTGGTATGCTTCCTCCAACCGCATGGACCCACAAGGGTGTATCAGTCTGGATCGGTAAGCTTCCCACGACACTTCAGGATGGGAACAGCAATACCATTATTGATGAGAACGGGGAAGGCCTCCTTGGTAACAAGTGGATGGTCGGCCGTCGCGGTGAAGGTGGGGAGTTTCCAGGTCACCGCATTGGAGGACTTGACGGTCTATACCACGGCGGGTTCATCGGTACTGACACTGGATGGCTCGACGATACACAGGAGTACGACCGGAACGATCACCTGATTGATATTGGTAAGTACATCAGCGTTGTTCCTGCACAGGCAGTCTTCTCTAACCCAACCAGCCCTGTATCCTACGTAGCAACAGGTGCTCCGTACTACGGTGGGTTCTATAGTGCACTCGCGCCAAATAGCGCCCCAACAAACAAGATCGTCAACGGACTTCGCATTCCGTTCCGTATCAACGCTTCCAAGCTCGATACACTAGCTGGACAGCGTTACGTAATGTTCCAGACAAAGAGCAAGGGCAACGTTGTAGCCGACGCTCCAACAGCCGCTCGCCCAGACAGCGACTATCGCCGTCTCTCAACCATGCGTATCGTTAAGGCATGTGTAGACGCTGTCCGAGCGGTAGGAGACGGCTACATCGGCGAGGCAATCACTGGTGCACGTCTCGCAGGACTTGAGACAGCAATCAGTGGTGTACTTGTAAAGCTCATGAAGCTAGAGTACATTCAACGATACGATGCAGTTGTAACCTCAACACCAACTCAGCAGGTACTTGGTCAGGCGACTGTAGAGCTCGTTATCGTACCGGCATTCGAGCTTCGCCAGATCACTGTTAACGTGGCTCTAGCAGCGAAGTAAGGAGAGAGTAAAAAATGGCACAAAAACAAGGATCATCTTACGCACAAGGCTACAATAGTTTCTCTGGTGTAGATATCAAGGCGGTCATAGGTAAGGTAGTTATGTCTGAACTCCAGGCAATTAGCTACTCCGTGACTCGTGAGAAGGCTCCCATCTATACAATGGGCTCTGCCGACCCGCGTTCATTCTCTCGTGGTAAGAGAGGTATTGCTGGTACGCTCATTTTCGTGATGTTCGATCGTCATGTAATGCTCTCTAAGCTCGGCGGATATGCTAAAGATGGTGGATTGAAGTTCCAGTCCGACAAGGACGACATTCGCCCCGAGTTCGCAACCACAGCGACAAGTCAGGGCGTTGTAGGACCAACCGAAAAAACTTCTCTTAGCACAGTGCTTTCTGCCCCCATCTCGACGGTGGCCAGCAGTACTCCTGCGCAACAGGTGCAGAACCAGGAGTCTCCGCTTACGAGCGTAGGTTCCGATCAGGATCTCGCCAAGGCTTGGTACACTGACCAGATTCCTCCATTCGACATTACCCTCGCAGCAGCTAACGAGTATGGGTCTCTTGCGGTCATGCGGGTCTTCGGTGTCGAGCTACTCAATGAGGGATACGGCGTTTCGATTGATGACATCGTGAGTGAGCAGCAGCACACCTATGTATGTCGTTCTATCATCGGATGGGCACCAGTTCCCCCCAAGCATAAACTATCGATTTCTTCCCAGCCTGGAGTCAACTCTGGCGCTTAATTTTCTCGCTTGACTCGTAGAGAGAGCCATATATGATAAGTGTATGGCAACTAGAATCTCTGACGCTGGTGGACGTCACCTCTACCAAGAATTTCCGGACGCAGAAGGATCTATGTTCCTTAATGGCACCTCATACGCAGGTGTCGATATTAAGGTGCTGATCCAGCTCTATAACAACAACGAGACTGCTGCTGCCGCGAAGCTAAAGACTCTTTCTAAAACAGCCAAAGCCGCAGCCGACCAAACTGCTGATCTACTAAGCCAGATCAGTAAGGTGGATGCGGCTTTTATGGGAACAAAGACTGGCACGGTCGAGCGAACTCGTCTAAGTAACAAGAGAGTCAGGCTACATACCCAACTGGAGGCTAGCTACAAAACGTCAAAAGACACTGCCACGCAGCAATCCAAGTTGAGCGGGACAAGCAAGAAGTCTCCCACCAAGGTCCTAGCTGAGTGCCAGACCCTTTCTGTCTCTACCCATCGAGCTAAGACGGCAGTACGCGCATGTGGCCATTCTTACCCAAAGGGTTTTACTCGGGGTGAACGACAGATCGCTGGCAGTATGATCTTTACTGTCTTTAACGAACATGTCCTGTATGACTTCCTTGACGCACACGCCTCCGATTTCGACTCTGTTGGTTTTACCTCGGCTATCCTTGATCAGATCCCTCCTGTTGATATCCTAATCTCTTTTGCTAATGAGTATGGTTCTATCTCTCGCATGACTATCTATGGAGTGGAGTTTGTTGATGAAGGCCAGGTCATGAGCATCGAGGATATGCTGACAGAGAACGTGACACAGTTCGTAGCTCGAGACTATGATCCGATGAGAAGTGTTCAGACGCCTGGGCTCACTACGTTTGATCATGCGACAGGCCACTTCGCTCCCATGCAAGGCCAGCGCGCTTCCAATCTCCTTCTTGAAAGTGATCACCGTGATGTTGCTGCCATGGTCGATCCATTTGACAGATTCAATAGACGGCGTAATCCTTTCCTATAGGAGCTATTATGGCAGAAGTCGAATACACTACAGTCTATGATCTCGATTATTTTAACGGGTCTCAGATGTTTATTTACGTCGGTGACGTCTGGGTTGATGAAGTAACATTTATGAGCTATACGCACAATCAGTCCAAGTCACCTATCTATGGGTATGCCTCTCAGCTATGGGATGATGTGGCCCCTGGTCAGGTAATTGTGCACGGTAACTTCTCTATCAACTTTAAAGAACAAGGTTATCTCTGGGCCGTCCTACGTCGCTATTTTGGTTCTTCACAGCAGCTTGGTAACCAAGATATTAGTGGTTCAGACGCTGGGTTGTTTGCGGGGAGGAAAACTGGCCAACAGATGCCAAGCCCACGGGACGCACTGCCATGGATGTCACCAATCTCTCGCGCCAGTATAGAGCGGATCTCCTCCGGAGATGCTACAAGAGACCAGCGGTTCAACTTCTATAATAGTATGGCTGGGTACGCATCTTGGGACACTGGTACTTCTCGCGATAACGCTTTCGAAGACATTATGGAAACTTTCGAGGATCAGATCTGGAACCCCAACCAAACCAACCAGGGCCTCAACAGTCAACTACGTCGTGTAGATCAAAATGCATTCGATGGGTTTGACATCTATTGTGTCTGGGGCGACTATTCAAATGAGCGAGCTAACCACACTGTACAAAAAATTATCGGTGTACGCTTGACAAGCGTGGGCAAGAGGGTGCAAACTGGTCCAGGAGTCATTCAAGAGGAATATTCTTTCATCGCACAAACAACAGTCTAAAGGTGATACATGTCTAAGAAGGAAGCAGCTGAAGCAATCAAGAAGGAAGTGGCCGAAGAAGCCGAGGCCAAGAAAGCCGAAGAGACCCCCAAGTCTATCCAGGAAATGCTTAAGGACCTTGATGGTGCCCCCGGAAAGGAACAGATCGAAACCTGGAAAGCCGAGTTTGGTGAAGTCTTCGTTTCCGGGTTCTCGGAAGAAGAGCTTTTTGTCTGGCGTCCTATCCTCCGTGGCGAGTTTGTAAAACTCCAGGCCCACCTCGCAGATCAACAGTTGAGTGCTTTTGACGAGCAAGAGTTGACATGTGATGTCTGCCTCCTCTGGCCTATCGTCGATTGGGAGAAAGCCAAGGCAGGTACAGCATCTACCCTTAGTGAGCAGATCATGCACAACAGTAATTTCCTCGCACCACAGGTAGCGGCACAACTAGTAGCCAAGCTGTAAGCCATGAATAGGCTATACGAGGTCCGACGTGAGTTCGGGGACGTATATGCGACCGTCATATCTGACGACCTTGTAGTCCCATGGCGTCCTCTTTCTCTAGGTGATTTTGCTCAGTACGAACTAGCTCAGACTCGTGCTGTGGTTCTATCAGAGATTCTTGAGGATGAGATCTTCAGGAAGTGTGTGGTGGACGCCATCCTTGTTAAGAGGATCAATACCCTTCCTGCTGGCGTGATCAGTTCTGTGGTCGCCGGTATTTTACAATTCTCTGGCCCTCCTCCTACAGCAGAAGTTTTCAACGAAGACCTCCAAATGGCGCGTGTCGTTTCCAGCATGGGAGCGATGGGTATCATCACGGATATCATTAATCACATTACTCTAGCTTACCAATACACACCAACTGAACTTCTTGCTATGCCGTACGAAGAGCTACTCAAGCTCTCTGCGCTTGCAGAAACGAAGCTCATGGGGCTTGGTGTGATCAAAGAGCCCCTCTTTGTAAATGATATCGAATCAGAAGAGGGAGAAAAAGAAGAACCACAGAAGCTTGATGCCAAACAAATATGGGATCAACAGCAAGAACAGCCTCCACGCCGAAAAGCACCTCGTCCAAAGAAGAAGATGGACCGTGGTAAGTGGTGGAAGAAGTCTCCTATCCTAGAAGCGAAGAAGCACAAACGAATCAATTTTGATGCAGAGGCTCAGGCCTTTAACGAAACCCACTTGGACACTCACGATATGAATGAACACCCTATTGTCCAAGAAGCTATCCTCAAAGAGAAAATTGGGTCGGATCGTGATAGGATGGTAGCAGACGCATATGATATCTATGCAGATGTTATCGAGGCCCTCCAGCAGGAGGGCGAAGAAGAGTAGGGTGGTAACTTGGCGAACAGTGTTTGGATCTCTGGCCCACAGACGGTCCCCAACTCAATTGAAGAACAAGCAGCAGGCCTAGCTAAGTTCGGAGCTGGTGTAGGGGCTCTTGCGCTCTTGGGTAACACACAGTTCGGTGACAAGCGTGGATGGGACTACATAGCTAATGCAGCAAGGCATGTCGAGGAGTATTCTCCTGGCCATATCTTCCGTACTTTCCAGATAAGTCACGCACTCTCTGCGTTCGAAACTCCAGCCCAACAAATGAGGTTCGTTTCCCCTGAGATCATTGCGGGGATGATGGGTGACGAAAAGGTCAGGGATGCCTGGTCTGCCCACATGAAGCACATCGGTCGTATTGCTGGCAGAGATGTTACGACTGATCTCATTCAGCAAGGTTACCGCTTTGAAGGTGGCAAACTCTACCTTGGCAAGACTGGTGGGGACATCCTTGCCACACACGCAGGAGTGGTTCGTGCGACACCTGGTGCTGCACCCCAGCTCCAGATGGGGTATATGCGTGGAGTCGCTGGCGGAACGCTGTACGAGGGGATCAAACCAGGGCAGGGTCCACAGGCGGCAATCGATGCTGCTAACTTCGAAAAGAAGGTTGGTTCACTAGCTATCCCATTCGAGGATGCTGCTGGTAAACTCCAGTCAGAAGTTTGGATGACGACTGGTGGACAGTCTCAGGCGCAGAATATATGGCGCAAAGCAGCTGGCCATGGGAGTGCTGCCGTTGAACGCTTCAATCAGCTAGCCCGTTCTCCAGCCGACATTGAACCAGCTGCAACAATCAAAAGAAAGACTTTTCTAAATCGTATAGAGCTCGGCGTTGTTCCGTCTACTGGCTTGAAAACACTTGCCAAGTTTACTGCCAAGCTCGGAGTCCTTGGTACAGCTGCTTGGCTTGGTTACCAAGAGACGGACCATCTGGTCCGTAACACGAGTCTACTCGACAATACAATATTTGATCAGGGCATCACCGCTGCTATTGGGACGGGCATTGTCAAAACATCGATGGCTCTGTCGAAGATCGCTGAGTTCACCGGTGGACATGACTACCGTGAGTGGCAGGAGGACGTTGCTCCGGGTAGTACTGAACTATCTAAGCTAGTGGCATTCCCTCTCATGGGTGCGCTTGGTGGCCTTGGGATCGGATATGGCCAGCGTATAGTCGACCAGTTTTCTTTGCAGCGTAGCGGGATGTCTCTTGAGCAGGCATCTCTAACTGCAGGTTCGCGTGACCTGTTCTTCCGTGAGGCTGTGTACGGCGACCCCGCGATCCTCAAGCTCCAGAACAAGAAGAAGTACGAAATCTCACAAGAGATCCTTGGTGGCGCAGAAGATACTACACTGAAGATGCTCCGTGACGATGCGCGTATAGCTCGCCAGGGGCACTGGGGTGACGCTGCAGCATGGATGGCGAAGAAGCAATCTAGTGGTAGTCTCTCTGGTAGAGTGCTCTCTTGGTTCGGAGAGATGTCGCCAACGAAGATGAAGACGATGGTAGGCGCAGCCGTTGGTGCTGCTCTTATCGCTCCGTTCCTTCCTGGCGCTCTTGTCTCGAGTGAACGTCCAGAAGAATTAGAGGCCCTCTACTCAGGCAAGCAAGAGGTAGCCATCAAGAAGGGTAGATGGTGGGAGTTTGGCCGCTCCCCATACGAGGGAGAACACACTAGTCGCTTCCGTGAACACTGGTATCCTCGCATGTTGGCTCGAGGTAAAGAGAAAGCTATCTGGGGAGAAGACGCACCCGGTCCTATCTCTCGTTGGTTTACTGAGAATTTCACGTATGACCTTGAGCGCAAGCACTACAAGGATCGCCCTTACCCCATTACAGGTACGTTCGGCGAGGACATTCCCTTCGTGGGACCCATCATTGGAGCTACTATTGGGCGTCTCATCAAACCCGCTAAGCTTATGCATACCGATGAATGGATGGGTGGGGAAGGTGCGGGACAAGGTCCCGAGGGTACAGTCCGTCGCTCTCCCCTCAAGTTCGGGCAACGAGAAGAGATGGATGAGCTAGGAGAGATTGCACCAGGTGCGCCCATCTCTCCATATAGCGCCAAGGGAATCATAGGCGAACAAGTCTACCGCATGACTGAGATGATTGGTCTATGGGGGTTTGAGCTATCTGATATCAAGCAGAAGACCACTGGCTCTCCCGACTGGTTCGATCAAGAACAGCAGCTTGAGTCTGCGCGCAGGATGTATGGAGCAGAGCGTGAGTACTGGGACATGGAGCTTGGTGGAGGAGTAGGAACAACTGAGCTCATCCGCCGCTTGGTTCCACATAAGAGGAACCAGATCGATCTCTACAACCCTATCCGGAACACAATGCCAGATTGGTTGCCAGGAGCAGGAGACAAGGGACCTGACTTCCTACATGGTGACCCGTATGTAAAGGTCGTTGAGGGAGAGATCCGTCTTCCTGGAGTTGGCTATGCAGCACTCAATACCGATATGAAAGGCGTGGCTCCAGAGGACTATTCTCTTATTCATCAGTATAAGATCCTAGCTGATGTTGCCCCATATACAAGGAACTTTGCTGTTGTAGCAGGCAAGATCCAAGCGTCTCAGGCAGCTGGCCAGCTCTCAAGAGAAGACCTAGCTGATGTAACAGAAGTCAAAAGACAGATGGCAGCCAAGAGGAAGAAGAAGGACTTCCAGGAATACAAGTACCGAGACAAAGAACTAACACCTTGGGCTCAGGCAATCGAGGATACACGTCCACAGAAGGACCCTGGTCTATTCGCTTCTCTGTTTGGTGGGTATTGGGAGACACTCGCCCATAACGCAGAGACTCCACTTGAGTATCTTACTCCTGTCTCTCCGGGAGCTAAGCTAGTCCACACAAGAACAGCTATTGAGGACTATGCAAAGGAGCAGGTCTGGGGAACAACGAATGCGTTCTGGGGTAATCCTATTCGTGACTTCCTTACTCCTCTTGTTGACAGCACAGCACATGCTGTTGGTTGGGATGGGATCCCCGACCAGGTAGACCGTAAGCGTGATGTAGAGGAATACTTTGATATCCTGAAGTGGGTCAAGTATACGAAGCTCGAGAAGATGGCCAAGGAAGAGGGAGAGAGCAAGCTAGCTCGGCAAGCTGGTAAGCTCAGAAGAGAGACGCTCTTTGGTGTTAACCCGTATACCTTTAACTTCGCTCATATTTATCGCTCGCTCCCCCGCCGTGAGCGTGACTATTTCCGTGAATTCTCTGATACGAAGGATACCGAAGATAGAGCGGCGATAGCCGCTATGGTTCCCGAAAACGAACGGGCCATGTATCTGGCCAAGTGGAAGACCAAGGACGTCCAAGACATCAAGTCGGCAATAGATCGCGGCCTCCTCTCATCGGATCAAGTCGAAGAAGCTGAGTTAGAAGTCAATGAGTATTACGAGAACCTTAAGACAGAAGGGTTCCCTAAGACGCCAGAGCTATGGCAAGAATACCTCGCCAATCGTATGCAAGGAGAATCATACCCAGATTGGTATAGGCGCGCGAAGGAGCTAACCAAACAACTAGAGGGTCGTCCACTCCCTGGCCCAAACTGGGTGGGTTGGCATCCGGCCGTAGATCTGCAGGATATCAAGCTAAAGGTTGTACAAAACATGGGAGAGAGTACATTTGATTATGACATCTGGCCAGACCAGATTAGATCAGCGGCACATCGGCCATATCTCCAGGAGGCTGCAGACGCACTAGAGGGGACCATGTCGGAGTCACAGATTAGAGCAAACATCAAGGATCTTCTTGAGGGCCATGGCGTGACTAATGCAAATATTGTTGTCCAGCCCACAACGGGCAGGCCTACAGTCGACATTCGCGTCGCACAAGATAGGATGGAAGATGCGGCACAGATCGCCCATCAAATGGAGGCATAATGGCTGACAACTCAATTTTCGAAAATGCTCTGATAGGCGCACCTATCGCTGCGGGTGGTATCTTTACAGCACATAACATTCTTGCTAGTAACGCTGCTATCTTACCCATCGCTGAACCCACACCTCGGTTCGCTGCTACTGCTGCTGGTGTCACCAACATCGCAGAGGGTCACGCCTTGCGATCGGAGATGTTCCCCAACTACGCCAAGCGTCAGCAGATGGCTCAGCTCAACGATCTAGCTGAACGGCTTGCATCAGATATGTTCGGTCCGCAGGAAGATGACATCCTTTCGTTCGCAACAGCAGAGACACTAGATGATCCCATCAAGAGGGAAGTGTTTATGGCTAAGGCACAGGAGCGTGTAGCAGCTCGTATCAAGACCGGCATCTACGAGGCAGCCAACCTAGCTGCTGATCAGGCTCGCCCACACGGTAACCTTGGTCAATCTCTGCTCGCTAACCTGGACCCACGCATGTCTCCGCTAGAGATGGTCAAGGACATCCAGACTACTCTTCGTTCGAACAGCTCATTCTACACCCCTCGCTTTGCGTCAGCCTTCATGCGGGAGACGAAATCATTCGAGAACATCCTCAAGTCGGGCCAGCGTCGCGGTCTGGAAACAGTGAACGCTGTCCCTATTCCTCAAGCCGATCCTTTCTTCCGGTCCAAGAGTGCGCTACGTGGTCTCGATGTTCTCGAGCTTAGCGCGCGCGGGACAGCTCAGATGGAAAAGCTGAAGGAGTCAATGGGAGCTAGTAGCTACACCGTACGGCGCCAGTACCGCAAGGATAAGATCAAGGGGTCACAGCTTCGTGTCGAGTTCTTCCGTGGGGATTCACGCGATGCCCTTGCCTCGCTCAATGTGCCGGAGGAAATCCCGGGCCAAAAGGGAGTTGTGTCACGAGGCCACTACCAGCAGTCTCGCTACATCGCTGGTACCTATGGCATGGTAGACGATACCGGTAAGATTATCAGCACGTTCAACCATACGCAGTGGATGATGCTCCGCGCGTCAGAGGATCTCGCAAGCAACATCTCAGATCTTGGAGACAAGTCGAAAGAAGAGATTAGGCGTCTCACCCGTCAGTTCGAGGGTCTGATGAACGAGCCACTCGACTGGCTGCGGTATGCACCAGAGGGCCAGTGGCAGACTGGAGAAGACTACGCTAAGATCAGAAGTAACATCTTGCGTCTAAGAACGAAGGAAGGGAAGGCTCTAGCTCCTGCTGAGTATGCGAAGATGGTTGGTACAACCTATGAGGGCGAGACGCTCTTTCCTCCTATGTCTGCTTCTCAGGCAGCAGACTCCGTAGTAGCGAGAGGCGACCCAGCTGGGAAGGTATCTCCGTTCGGGAGGTTCTCTCAGTACGCTCGTAAGCCACTGCAGTTCTTCCGTCCGGACTACCAGCTGACAGACGTCGCCCGTGCTGCTATTGCTGCTGACCCATTCCAGGAGAAGTATCGCTGGGCTGGTGCTTTCCAGAAGCTGGACTCTCCTATGATGAGAATTGCGTATGTCGCTCCTGACGCTATGGCCCACCTACAGGGCATCACTGAAGAAGGCATGGGAGTCATCTCAGAGGAAGCAGATCGTCTACGACAGATCGAGAAGCTGACCACAGTGGACGTCAGCCGTACTGCTATGGGTGCAGACTTCTATGACATCTGGAAGTCAGCTGGTAAGCCGACCAGTATGTCAGGCGAGGAATTCCTTGGACATGCTCAGGGCACCCGTCAGTTCGACGATCTTCTGCGCGGAGGTTTCGTGGGACGAGACCCCGAGGGCAATGCAGTTAAGATCAATCTGAAGAAGCAGCGTTTGCTAGACGTAGTCTCGTTCGGCGAGGATCTCAACAAGGGTCACTTCATGAGACTCACTCTCGCTGAGACACTAGACCCTGCGCAGGCGGAGAAGGGGTACTATGGTTCGAAGCAGATCTCCTGGCGCTACAACGAGCAGGAGATGAACTCCCTTCGCAAGAAGCTTAACCTTGACAAAGGTATCCAGGCTGTTTCCTCGATGGACATCCTGAAGAAGGATCGTCGTGCGTTCCTCAACCAGGTGTTCACAGAGCTCCAGCGCACCACCACAGAGAGAATGAATACCCATGGTGTTGCCCAGAAGGCATACGACTTTGCCCAGAGCCCACAGCAGACAGTTGAAAGAATGATGGGTGGCCTGTCGGGAACTCCAGCAGAGCAGATGAACCAGATGGTGCGTCAGGCATGGGGCATCGCACAGGAAGCAGAGCTATCTACTAAGCAGCTAGGCTCCACGTTCGCCGCTGTACCCCACGTGATGGGAGAGAACTGGGCTGACGATCTTGCAGGTATTACAGGCGCTCAGCGTCGCGCGATCTCTTCTTCACAGGTTTCCGCTGGCGTCTCCCAGCTCTTCTTTGGTGGATCATTCAAGGAAGGTATGGGCAAAGTCGCTACACTCGAGCCTCGTGCATTCGAGCTGCTCGGTGCTGGCCACTGGGGAGACCTCGGGCGTGAAGCACAGTTGGATATCTCTCAGCGTCTCATCACTGGCAACCCGCTTGTCATGGAGGAGCAGAGAGTGCTCGGCGAGAGCCTTCAGTCCATCATGGATCCCGGTAAGCTGGATGATGCCATCTCGCTCGACGAGTACCAGAAGAGAGCAGCCAGCCAGGCGAAGAGGATTGGAGAGGAGCTCCCTGACGCCACGCGGCTCCTGAATGAGACCCAGGCTGTGAACATCCCCGGTGTCGGCGATGTCATGGTTCCCGGACAGGAACATATCAAGCAGATGGAAACCCGGATGAAGCTGCACATGTCCGACAAGCAGGCTGGTGCCATGTCTGACCTTGGTGGGTCCTACAGGAAGATGCTTGAGCAGGCTTCTCTATTCGAGGGAAAGACTATCAACGCTGAGTCATTCGGTCGAGTTATGACTGACCTCTCTACTGCTGTCGGTGAGTTCTATGCCGGTACTGTGAACAAGGGACTGCTCCGTAGTCGTGTGGCAGGCAGCTTGTTCCTTGGCGCTGCAACACCAGGAGTGGGCAACCGTTTCTCTCATGGGATGGGACGTCACGTAGTGGGGATCTCGGAGCGCCATGGCCTAGAGATGATCCAGGGACTCGAGGATACGGGCATCTACGACCCACTTGATATCAGTAGGATGAGAAAGCAATTCAAGACTGGACAGGGCGTCGGCGGGATGATTGGTCGCCACCCCTACATTGGTCAGTACAGTTCGCAGGCTGTTGAGTTCCGTTTGATGAAGGGACTGAGAGATCCTATTGCTGTCTTTGATGAGCAGATCATGGAAGTGTCCACACTCAAGGGAAGCAGTGGCTCGGTACTCGAGAACAAGCGCGTACGCCTATCTCCCCTCGTGGGTCTAGCAGGTGACACCGACGGTGACGCTGTGGCTGCAACAATGGCAGGTCCACAGATGGAAGAGAAGTTCCGGCATCGCGCGAGCGGAGACCTTGCTAGTAGACGTGAGTACGAAGCATTCCAGATCCGCAACCAGATCCTGAAGGCCAAGAAGCCTCCTGGAGCCGAGAGCTTCCTGGAGGAGCTAGTCGGTTCTGCTGTTAAGATGGGAGCACCAGAGACCTCACTTGGTAAGCTCTCCAACATGCTGTCTCAGTCGAAGGGTGCCCTCCTTGCATCCAACCTGGGAGACAAGGCGCTGGCGGATTCACTCCACCTTCTTGAGTGGTTTGAGCAGGGACCAATCTCTGGTAAGCATATTCCGGACAAGGACGCACTCAAGATGCTGACGATGTTCGAGCAACTTGAGACAGGGTTTAAGCATGGAGACCGGCGGCTTCTTCGTGACACTGCACGTGAGATCATCGGCGAGGGGAATGACATTGCTAACCAGCTGTTCCTCGGTAAAGGCATGGATGTAGAGGTGCGCAACACAGTTATGAGCGCAGCACGTCGTCGTGCCGGTCGTCCAGAGATCCTCCCTCGGCATATCCCTGGCCTGAACCTCGAGAACACCATCGACAACATCATCACGGCCACCAAATCCATTGATGATTTCGGAGGGGTGGAGGCGCGTGGTGCACTCCTCGGCAAGAAGAGCATGACCAAGGGCCTAGTTGGTAAGCTGTTGGATCGCACGTTCCTCGGCAAGACTGTCTTCGGTAGCTTTATCCAAGACGTCGGAGGTCGTGCAGAAGGAGCCTTCGGTGAGTTTAGCAAGAAGACAGTTGGAGCAATCAACCGCAGTATCTCTGCTGGGGCTCGAGTCCTCGAGCATGCTAGGCCCATGGCTATTGGAATGGCCGCTGCGGTAGGTGTGGCAGCAATGTTAAGCTCACCTAAAGACACTCTAGACCCTGGACAAAAGACACCACCTCGTGCAAATATGAGAGTTAATACCGGAGGAGATCGTGTTCAGCAAAACATTGGGGGTCCAGTCAGCGTGGGAGCACCAACAGCTCCGTCCCATGTAAGTGCCGCCAACACAGCCAGGGTCTCTCCGCCAGGCCACAACATCATTGTGCGTGGAAACGCGGGCGGTCCTATTGATTACAACAGCCTATCTAGTAGTATAGGAAGTGTAACAGGCGGCTCCGTGAACGTGTCGGTTAGAGACCAGCGTTCCAGTATCACACCAGAGAGACTGTCTGACATTATTAGAGAGGGATAGTATGGCGAAGGAACAACCAAGCGTTCAGCTTCCGGCACCAAGAACAATGATTAACAAAACCAGTGCGGTGACCTTTGGCGATACACGACCAACATGGGCACCTGGTGCTGTTGAGCCCGACATTTGTGTAATCAATGATGTCGTACTACGCATCTCTCCTACTAATATTACGATCGACAAGAGGTCTAATAATCACGAGTGGCAGACACTTCGTACTCGTTCTAGTCAGAAGATGAAGTCTGGTCACTCTACAGCGAATGTAACTCTCCAGCTGGTTTTCGAACAGAAGGATTTCTTTACAAGGCTCCAGCCCCTAATCGCTGGGCTTCGCGCAACCCCTTTTGCTGCTGTGCATAACGCCCACATTGAACGTCAACTGAAAACTCTTGACGTAGAGTACCAGCACAGTGAGACTACACAGACTGTTGAGGCCCAAGCAGCTAGCTTCCAGCCTGTTGTCCTCGCCCTCCAGGAGGCGTCTTTCTCAACCAACGGGCACTCCGGACAGCCATCAACAATCACAGCCACCCTCAACTTTATGTGGTTCAACTACCATCCGTTCACCCCCTATTGGGCCTACGCAACAGGTGAGAACTCATCCACACCTGGGTACGCATGGAACTCTCCTCTCTGGAAAGCCTTTTATAAGCCATATCTCTACTACGGTAGTCCTCCTCTTTTCTTGCCTCACGGTGGAGGTCCCCCAGCCCTTGAGCCCCATCCTCCAACAATCTTCTCGTGGCGGGAGTACGCTATCGTAGCAAAAGGAGATAACTTCGCCTATCAGCTGGCTGCCGAGGTTATCCAGGCCATCAAGGATGATCCATACCAGTTCGTTTTGTCGGGCAAGGAAGCTATTGAGGGTGGGACTGATGTTGACCTGAACTATGGATCGGCTAATATCCCCGACTTGCTTGTAAGACAGGCTGCTGATAACACCCATCGTGTTATCAATCGGTTTGGTCTCGAAAAGGCCAAGGGCGTAATCCGCGAGGGCACTGGCGCTGGAGCCTCATCGGTTGTAGATAAGATGCTGTATGGTCCTCTCTCAAAGAGCTTCCGTATTGCATCCGAAAGTGGAGTAGAGGCCGGCGTTAAGTATCTTCAGGGGATTGGAGCCCGACAGCTCGACAACGCACTTCAGATAGTAAAGAAGAAGGCACAGCAATCTGAGAAGAAAACGTCCGCCCTACCTTCGGGTTCTGTCGGAGAGGAAGACTTCCAGCCGGTCAAGAAGAGCGTCGCCAAGTACCCTAGTGTGAACGATAACGCCATCGTTGGTGAGCTCGTCCTTATGGGTAGACGGGCCAAGTTGCGTGTTTCCCCACAAGAAGACATTGCCAAGATGGGTTCTGGGTCGTCAACCGTTATCGAAAGGATTACATTTTCCTTCTCGAACAATCTCGCTGTTATCCCTATGGCTGGTTACAGATATCCTACCATCCAGCATATTGGATCCACGGCAGTGAACGTTAGCATGTCTATCAATGCTACCAATGATGGAGCACGTAAGTTCCATCGAATGTACGATGTAATTGAATCAATGGCGCTTCGTTTCCGACAAGTGCCACAACCCTTCCTTAACCTTCGCATCAGCAATGACTTCCTTGGTATCTTCGGAGTACAAGAATTTGTTACCGAAGGTATTGCCACAACCACCATCGTTGGATCCCCCGGAAGGACCCACTTGGAACTAAGATTATCAGATGCTGGTGTGACCTCACAAGACAAGCTCCGTGATGACGAGGCTATTACACAGGAGAACGTTCAGCTCTTCGAGGATATTAATAAATCTATCTGGAAGAAGATGCGTAGCAACATGGTCTTTACTGGATACAAGGCCTTCGGGAACAATCTCCTTGTTGGTTCTAGCACTGGTGCCGGGCCCGATCTAGTTACACCACCAAAGAACAAGAAGGCATACTACTACTTTGTAGACTTTGCCGCGAAGGCGTACACAAAGCTTATTCGACAAGCAACCAAGGGGACCTCCACTGAGATCCAAGGGAACCTCGAGGATATCCGTTGGGCAGCTTTGTCGTCTACCTATGGGTATATCCCGGGTCATGATGACATGATCAAGGACCTTATGGGAGCAGCCAACCAGCCAAGACCTTCCGGTGACGAAAGGAATGTGGGCAAGAACTATGCTGCACAGGATGCGGCTCTAGCGAAGAAAGCAAGGGCACGCCAAGCGGTGGACTCAAAGTACGCCGGTGTAGAGAGAAGTAAGAAGACAAAGCTCCGCAAAGAAGAGCAGGACGGGAGCCGTGTTGAGAACCTCAACGACATGGGAATGGATACCTACCTACGTACTATGCGTGCCCTCTTTACTAAAATCTCACAGAACTACCTGGTGCTAGATGAGTTCGCTCACATCAAAGAAGAGAAGGACCGTCTTGGCCTTGGTCGTGGACTACCTGCGTATCCTGATTTTGAACCATCTATTCAGGAATGCTTGACTCTTCTTAATGGCTCTGGGGAGCCAAATGGAGGCAAAGATGAGTGGTCTGTCCAATCTCTTCATGACGTAGACCCTGACGTCTACATGTGGTACCCGGTCTACAGTAAGAATGCTTCCGATGTGTCTCTCATCGATCCCAAGTATACAGATCATGCTGCGAAGATTGGTATTGATATGTACAACCAAGCAGCAACAAGTGTTAGCAAGTTCTACACAACCAGGTACAAAGACGCCATGAAGTCTTCTAGTCTGCCGCACCTTGTACCCGGACACTCGGGCGGCAACGTACCAGCGAACCTGCGTACACCTATTCTTGATGGGGTTAAGGGACCATACCCATCAGCACTGACACAGGAGACCATCAACAAGAGCCTGGTTATGGACCCAGGAGGCAAGGCGCACTCGAGCATAGTTCCCCTCAAGGACAAGGGCACGCAAATGACAGCCGGTGGGGCATGTCAACACAATCCCTCTCCTATCGCATGGGCCAAGGGTATTACACATGGAGGGAAGTCTCTTCCTACTACAGGGACAGCTCCTGACACACCAAAGACCAAGATTGATCCCAAGGATCTCCCAAAGGGTAAAGACGGGAAACCTGTAGCTACATATGGTTGGATTCCGGGTTGGCCTGTTATGGTCGGGACCCATGCCAGCAGGACCCAAAACTTCCGTGTTAAACCCGATACGATTGTCATTCACTCTGGTGGGGTGGGGGCAGGAGTAGCCGAGTACATGGCTGGACCTCTGCGCCGCCCTGTGATTACTCACTTCTCGTGGTCGACTACTTATAATGGGCTCGCTCAACAGATGAGCTTGTACAACTCAGGCTGGCATGCAGCCGGCTCTACCTTCCTTGGGCAGGGCAACGTAAACTCTCGGTCTATTGGTATCGAGATGCCTGGACCCTGGAAAGGACAGCGAAGCGATCACCAGAGAAAAGAAATCCAAACACTGGTAGTCGCGCTCAAGCAGGCTATGCCTTCCCTTAAGTACTGGACACGTCACTCTGATATTCGCGCCACGAAAAATGACCCTGGCCCTGGCTTCAAAAATAGCTGGATGGATGGGTTTGGATTGGAATGGAAAGGCAAGACAGGTACCGGACAGAAGCCTGCTACAGTCTCTGGCGGGAAGAAAACTGCTTCTACATCAAAGTCACCTAAGTCTACATCTCAGACTAGTGCTGCTGACTCTGGTGGAACAGATCAGTCCCCCTACAAGAAGGCTCTCGCATCCTACGAGCAGTCACTCCTTCGAGGCCAGGGCCAGTCCCTTATGCGCGCCTACCCCACCTTCAAGCTCTACTTCATTGAAGACGACGGCGGGAACGAGAGAAAGCGCCTGGCGTATGATGACTTCTTCTCCTATAACTCATTACAGTCTATCCGTATTATTCGGAGCCGTAAGATCGCTGCTGATCTATGCGAGATCTATGTTACCAACGTGAGTGGTATTCTTACTAATCGTAAGTTCGCTGGGCAAAGATCCAAGGATGGTAAGAAGGATATGTCCGCTGTGCCTCGTAGTGCAGATGGGAAGCCAGTCACCGAGAACAAAAACAAGGCTGGAACGGCAGGCGAGAATCCGATGGCATCGATGCTCCTCCAAGAGGGGCAGAATATTAGTCTTCGTATGGGTTATAGCAACGACCCAGACAAACTAACAAGGGTCTTCAACGGAGCCATCACCGGAATCGAGATGAGCGAGTCAGAAGACATTATCCGTATTGTCGCTCAGAGCTATGCGACAGAGCTTTGTCGTGACATCAAGGGAATTGAGGAGCCCAAAACATACAACTCATCTACTTTCTTCGGGTGGGACGCTTGGGGTCTTGCGGATGGTGCCTCTACTGCACGGATCCTCGAAGAGATTATGTCAGAACCAGAGCTCGTTCACTTTGGAAGGTGGGATGCTGGCTCAACCGATACACCAAACCGTGGGCTCTTGACCGATAAGTTTCAGTGGAACAAGCGTCCCCAGGACGACAACATGTTTCCTCCGCCAGCAGCCAGCGAGGTAGATACTCTCGGGAACGGCTGGTTCAAGTCCGACATGAGCTACGTGATCTTCCAGACAACTATCTGGGACATCATTCAAGAGATGTGTATGCGCCATCCGAACTACATTGCTAGCCTGGTGCCGTATAGTGACCAGACCGGAGAGAGAATGACTTTCTTTTTTGGTCTCCCCGAGCAGCTTTATTTTGCACGTTATCCAAAGACAGGAGAACAGCAGAAGCAGGACAAGCTCAAGAACACAGAGAAGGAGATCAAGAACAAGCAGGCGAAAGCCAGGACTGAGCTGGGGCAGGCTTCATATGAATCATCGAGCAATATCCCACGTGCTCTCTTTGGCTCTGACGAAGGGGCAAAGAAAAGAGAGGATAGACTCAAGGCGGCGAAGGCTCAGGCGAATAACGTTGGCCTAAATCAACCAGGAGGTATCCCTCGTCTCATCAGAGAGATGCAGCTTGCTCAGGCTCTCGAGGATGGATACATCAAGCCGTTCCGCGACTACCATCTTCTGACAAGCGACCAGCACATCATCTCTAACAATATTCGAGCTAACTCGCGTGATGTGGCCAATACGATTGCGGTCAAGTACCGTCCGCTTGGACAGAAGCTACCTGATGTGGGTTTCTTCGGCCCTATTAGCAAGGACAAGAATAAGCGCACAGCTAGAGGGCCGGAGAAGACAGTTGTTGTTAAACTCGACAATGCTCTCCCGACAGAGGAGATTAGAACTCAAGTAGGAAGCTTCGTGAACGTGTATAACGAGGCGCTTGCCGAGAGGTATGGCCTGTCAATGCTACTGCAGAACTGCAAGGACATCTACAAGGGCGGCATTACTATTATCGGTAATCCAGACATCAAGCCATTTGACGTATGCTACATCTATGATGATTATTCCGACATGGTCGGTCCGGTAGAAGTAGAGCAGGTTGTCCATGTATTCGATCAGCAACAAGGCTTCCGTACTGAGATCAAACCCGATATGTTGTGCTATGCCAACCACTGGGGAACCATGAGTACAGTAGCCATCATGGGCCATGTGATGGAGGCTATTAAGAAAGACATCTTCGGTAAGGAGACTAGCAGATATGCCCCTTTCTCAAACATGGTGGGACAGGGTGTAACGGCATGGGGTGGATTTTTAACTGACATGCTTATCACCTACACGCCACAGGGCCACCCAATTTCGATGCTTCCTCTAACCGTTCATGGGCGGCCTTTATCTGGTGGGGTTCCTATTCGCAAGATCCCAACCTCATTGTGGGAGAATGTCTTTGGCAAGTGGAGCGCCAAGTGGGATGCTCACTTTGATGACTGGTGGGAAGATACGACTGATGATATGGTTAATGCAGCCAAGGGTGGCCTTGGATTCAATGCAGTTGGTACATTTCTTTCTGATGTATAAGGAGGTACGACATGCCGGCTAGTACTGGAACTATCTCACGGGTTATGCAACCAGCTTCTCTTTTACAGGAGGATCAGAGATCAGCGGATCAGAATATCTTCGGTTCTCCTAATGCGTCTACGCAACAAGGGGATCGCTGGTGTTTAATTAAAGATATCGACGATGCGAGTAGTTTGGTGCAGCTTGTTGATGCTAAAACAAAAAAGCTCTTGTTTGGCGGGAATTGGGTTGATATCGTAGACGTAGAGGAGATCAAAAACAAGTATGGCCAACTCGAGAAGGGAATGCTGGTGAGGGCGGATTATAGTGGTGTTGGTGGACAGGATGTAAGAGCAATGGTCACCGGACGCAAAGGACGTAAACCATATAACAACAAACGTGAGATCAACGAGCAGGCTATGAGTTGGTTTAGAATCGCAGCTCCTGGCATGGGGATCGGAATCTAATGGCGGCTTCAGATACACGAGTCTTCAATGCTGGACCAAATGCCAAAGCTGGGCTACAGTTGAAGAGTGACGAGGCGGCTCTCGTAGGTTCCAAGAGCAATCTTGTGGTTGCAAATCAACATGGCGTAACCATTCGCGGTCCCGTGAGTATGCTGGTTACATCAGAGTCAATTAGGAAGGGCGGTTTATTTATCGGTCTCAATGACTTTATTGAGATGCTTCCCTCCTGCATTGTGGTGCCGCTACCACGTAATACACAGTACCCGCCAGTCTTTATGATGGCCAATGTCGCCAAGGATTTGGCTTTCTTTATGGCCTTTCTTGTTTAGGAGGTAGCCTGTGCCAACCAACTACGATTCAGTCGATCTCGATTATACCTGGAATGGAGACTATGATATCGACGGCGGAGACCTGTCTGATACCTCTGATGATCATATCCGTGCTCTCAAGCAGGACGTGGCTACTATGCTAGCTAGCTCTCAATACGATTGGGAGAACTATCCTTTTCGTGCTTGTGGTGTCGACGATTGGGTGGGGGAACAGAACTCCCGACGCAATGCAATGGCCATGAAGGAGAGAATCAGACTTACTCTTGTTTCTGCTGGAGTTGTGAAAGCGGCTGATCTCAACATTAGGATCGCTCCTGTCCACGCGAACCGAAACATCGTTGTTTTGGGTATCAACGCCCTAGCCACCCAATACAATAGCCTTGAGCCAGGGACCCGGCTAACAATAGGTCTTCTATTTGATACACTAGAGCACCAGGTAACCTTCCTGGAGAAGCCACTAGGAGCACAACAGTAATGCCGCTATTCGCCAGAAAATACCAGGAGCTTGTTGCAAGCTCGCTCCTCGATCTCTCTCAAAACACTAACCTCAATAGGTTGAGCGCTGGAGGTAAAGCTCGTGCTGTACTTGAATCTCTTAACAGACGACTCGAAGACGCGTACGACACCTTTGACCTCAATGTTGTCCGAGCTTTTATTGGCTCTGCTACTGGCCAGTACCTAGATCTCTTTGGCCAGCTTCTAGCTGACCAGCGGCAAGTTACACGGGTAGCTACTGCATCGGCTGAGCTTCAGGTTCAGAGATTCTATGTGAAGACCGGTACGTTTGGAGACATCAACAATGCCGCTGACATCACTATCCCGGCTGGCACGGTCTTCTCTACACAGGCTGCTGGGAAAGGAACGACCTATAGAATCTTAGAGACCACAGTCCTCCCTGCATCAGCAAGTACGCTCTGGGTGGGCGTTGAGGCTCGCGTCCCTGGTGATAGTTCTAATGTCGGAGCCAACTCACTTAAGTTCCATGACTTTGAGGATTATGGTGACTTTCTCAATAGCTCTCTCCTCACCACCAATGCTCACGCACTTGCGAATGGACGAGACCAGGAGGGCGATACAAACTATCGCTTTAGGTTGAGCCTTAGGATTACAGAGGCCGCATCCGCCAACGAGACAGCAATCAGACTTGCAGCCCTCCAAGTCCCAGGTGTAGCTGACGTTTTGATTAAAAAACGCTACTACGGGATTGGCACTTCCCTCGTCCTTATTGAATCTACGACTCCGACTGTATCAACTGCTCTTGTCACTGCTGTCCAGCAGAAGGTAGATGTAGTTAAGGCTCTTGGAGATAAGGTGTATGTACGAGGGCCTCGTGAGACTGGATTAACCTTTGTCGTCACAGTGAGTTACAAGAAGACTCTGACTACCGACGAGGTTGTTACAATCGAGGAAGGAATCGAAGACAAGATAGAAGACCATCTTACGGGTCTTGGTGTCGATGGTAGTTTTAGTGTCAACAAGCTAACGGCTGAGATCTTCGAAGTAAGCGATGAGATAGTGAGCATCGGAGAGCCCAACGAACCAATCGATAGCGTGGCGATTTACAAGGAGTCTCGCCTCCAGGACAACCGGACTCGAGAGACACTTCTTGGAGACTACGACCCAGACGACGACGAGCGTATCATCCTGGAGCCATCTGTTGCTAAGCCGGTTGTCCTTAACCGTGTCTTCGTGAGGAGTTAACCATGGGAGAGAAGGCTCTATCCACACAGGGGATAGCTAACACTTATCCCGCATGGTCATCTGTAAGGACCGACTCACAGAGTGTTGGGCAGCAACTGATCAATACTGTAGCGCTTAACCTGGATGACTTGCGCCGCCAGAACGCTAGAATTGGTGCCAACTACCATCTTGCGACTAGCATCTGTACAGATATCGATCGCTATTATCGCTTCAAGCTTCCACGTACGTTCGATTTCCAGATGACTTCTGATGCAACCGAGCTTCTTTTCGTTCCTCCTCGGGTGACTGCATGGCGTAATGATATCAGTCGTACCGTTCTACTAGCAGAGAAGAATGAAATCGAGAACTTCTGGTACAACGCTATTCCTACTGAACTTGTGGTTGAGAAATCAACGCCGGGTTTTTATCAAGACTACCTAATAGCACAAGGCAATCCAATCAATGCTCCATTTGTCCCTATTCAACAGCAAGTTCCTATGGATAACATGCGGCTTACTGTTACTGTAGAGGGTACAGAGAGCTGTATCCAAGATATTAATGGCGCGGCGGTTATTGGTACAGTTCAGATTACTGGCTTCAATAGCAACGTGAATCTGGAAGAGATCACAGAAGACGTAGTATTTCTGTATGACGATTCCATCAGAACGGTAAATGAATTTACCTCAGTTAGTGGTATCAAGGTATGGGGGTTTGAAGACCCCGCCAACGCAAACATCATGGTTACTTCTAACCGGTTTGCTGACCCTGGACTCAGCGAAGATCCGTACCACGCTATAGCATACGACTTGGCCAACTACGAAACAGGAGACGGGGAACCCATGCCCCTCTATTGGATTCTTATTAACGATCCCATAGACAATGGTGACGCTGCCCGTGTTGCTCTTGAATTGCACAAGTACAATGTTGATTCAATTGAGATGCGCGTGGCGGGCTTCACTGATCGCGGCATTGCGTTTGGGTACGATCTATTAGACTCCAATAACATTCCAGTCACTCCAGTTGATATCTGCGTTGAGCCCTACTCACGGAACCTGTGGGTCGTTACCTCTGGACAGCTCTTGCTCTATAGTGATGCAATTGATTCACCTGATCTCACGGGCTTGGGCGATAAGTCCTACTCAGCTGAGGCTGTCATTGAGCCCTCTTCATACCAGGTTGTCAGTGGAGAAGAGATCGGTCTTGACTATGTTTGGCGTAGGCCCACCAAGGGTATGAGACGTCATCGCGCTTGGGTGGAGAAGCCCGATGGAACCCTCAAGAGCCTTGAGGATGGAGTCGAGGTTACCTACCACACAGACCGTACCTCATGGGTTGTGGGAGAACCACCGCGCAAGATCATCCGGCACCCAGAGGATTACGTATTAGACCAGTACGGAGAATACATCTATAGTCTTCAGGTGACCTATACAGACAACACGGAAGTCACTGACCAGCGTGTTATCCTTGTAGCCAAGAAGACACCCCTAGCGGCCTTCTCTCTATCGGAAGCGGGGATTGCAGATCCAGCCATTGGAATTGATATCGACACGACTGGACAACTCGTGGTGTTTGATGTCAATAACGTAAGACACTACCTGGGGTTCTCGTACGACAATATGATCATCGACATCGAGAAGAAGATTATTTATTTCCGGGACCAATACGATAAAGTAGAAGTAACCTACTAGGAGAAGTATGGCAGAGTCTATTACCCATCAGTTTGAAGTCACTAAGCTAATCGCAGCTGGTGTTCCAGTTGGGAAAGCAGTGTGGAACCAGTTCGATGAATTCGGGCTGGTACTATCCTTGCCTCGCCTTCGAGGGGAGACCAATGCTGACTATCGCGCTAGACTGGTGACAGTCATGGCGCAAAGAGGAAACGCTGCTTATACCGGTATGGTACTTGGGGCCTCACGTGGACTTGGACTCCCTCTCTTCACTCCTTTGACTATTAGTCCACTTCTTCGTACTGGTGGGCATACAGTAGCTCCCGACCCATGTGTTGAAATTAAATATGGATTCATGAGGCTTTACTCCGACTATGGGAATGACGTAGTTGATCTCGAAATCGATTTGTGGGAGAGAGGAGATAATGCTGAGTTCTATGGGAGTCTCCAGTCTTTTATCAATACCAGTATTTTCTTTGAGGCTACTGTTGATTCAGCATACGTGATGACGCGCTCAATCACCCTTATGAATCAGATGAGTCGCCAGCTCTATACACAGACAGTTGAACGCAGCACTCGATGGAAGATGGACAGGGAATTCATCTCACCAAACTCTGTTATTTTTAGAGACGATAAGGATACGTATGCTCTCGAGGTTCCCCAGTTGGGCATGGTCTCAACACCTGGCTCCTATCATATAGATTATAGTCGGGGAGTTGTAACAAGTTACAGTATACCTACACGCAATTCTGGTGTAGAGTATTCATGGAGCGAGTATCAGTGGACGCCATTTGCTAGTGAGGTAGTCATCTCGGCTGTACATGACGAGGACTTTCGCAGAAAGATGTTCGAGCAGGTCCGTCTTGATGACGGCACCACAGTGAGCCGCCTCCCTACCTATTTTGGTGTGGACATCATTAATGAGTTGCTAGCAGTAGCACCCATGTACTGGGGGTCCTAATGGCTGTATCGATTGTCCATCAGTTTGATCTTGCTGTAATCGGGCCAACGACCCCGATCGTCCCCAATAGTCCTCTCACTCCGGCCCGTGGTCAATCTGGTGGGGACGACTATCCTGGTTCTATTGGGGTTCGCTCCAAATGGGTTAACAAGAACCATCCCTATGTGGGGGAGCAGATTGAAGGGTGGAAGTGGAACCACCGTTTGTGGACTGCTGATGATGACGAGAACTGTCATGAGAATATCCCCTGGTGTTTCAATCCTTCAGTTTCTGGCATCACATCGACATATTTCCAAAAGGGGATTGGCGCAAACCGAGACCTAGAGCTTCTGTCAGTTGAGAAGACGCTTTGTTCAGGCCTTGTGGAGCAGGACATCTTCCGCCCATTCACTCCTATTGTCTATCACGGCAAGTACTTCCTTGATTCAACTGGGCAGTACCTACACTCAGATGACGCTGTATTGACGTCGGCGTCTTGGTCTGGTCTTGTTCAGGGCGTAGAAGGTGGACCTCCCAACCCTGGGCTATGGCAGTATGAGTTCAGCCTTGTTCAGCTTGAGTTTGCGCCTAAGGGTAACATCCCTATCACCGCACGATCATACTTTTGGGATGCATCTACTGCCGCCTATAGCGTGTACCGTGAGTGGGAGAAGAAGCATTTCTTTAGTCCCACCCCTGTGTCTAGTCCTGTTGCTGAGTCTTTGCTCACTACGTTTGATCATGCGACAGGCCGGGTATGGTATGAAAGACTTGATCAGAATAGGTATGAGTTCGTTGTCAGTACCAGTGGGATAAGGAACGGAGAAAGGGCAACACCTGAACTTGTCTTTAACCAACAGGTTGTTACTCCGCCAACTGGTGGTACTCAGTCTGGTCTCTTCTTGGCTCAACTAGAGGTAGTTGGTATCTCCGATGGTACAAACGACCAAGAGTTCCACACATACCTTTCTCCAATTGATTCAGGCATGCCAGGCTTTTGTTACTCAGCCCTTTCCATGCCCGATATCTTCTTTGGCGGTTTCGACCCAGCGCTAGGACTCGTCGGCGGCGGACCCATTCCGTCTGGTGTGGGATTCCCTGCTTCGGGTGTTACTGAATGGATGGTTCACCAAGAAGGCAGTGTCACGCCTTCTGGCTACATGACTCTCTGGGACCTCGACTTGGGTCTTGTGAGATTTGGTGATGTTGTGCCTCCAGCCGGAGAGTACGTGGCTGTTGCTTACTATGGGACCGCTCGGGTTGAGTATGAACCAGAGAACACTGAGAACTTCGTTCGAGCACATGAAGCGAACATGAACCCACTCCATCGTCATGTTGGCGAGGGGTTCCTCACCTTCTCTCGTAGCTACTATCCCCCTGTCTCAATAGAGCTCGTTGCCCTTGCTGATGAGATCAGTGCCGATAGTTACGGTCCGGTAGACATGGGGTCTGCTTACACTACTCTGCAGGCCACTGTCTATGACTCAAGTAGGGTCCCTCTTGAGGGCGAGGTTGTTACCTTTGAGATTACTAGTGCCCCTGCTGTTGGTGCGTTTGGTTCTTCGTCCACAGTTACCTCTGTGACGAACCAGGACGGGAAAGCATTTGCTTACTACAATCCTCCCAAGAGCATTGATGATATAGGGGAAGAGATTGTCTTTGCGGATTGCACAGAAGACTTTGCTCCTCCTTACCCAGGGGTTGCAAGCACTCTAACAATGCGTACCTCCAACATGTCTTTCGTTGGAGACCTGGATGAGGTCCGTGTCTACGAGACACATATCGACGATTGGTCTGTCGGTGCCTTCGATACAGCGATCGATCCCCTGGACTTTGCTGCACAGAAGCAAGCCTTCTACGAGGACTATCTCACAGCCAACAACATTGGTGGGCCAACAGGTATGCCTATCTCAGACTATGTTGCTGGGAAGAGTTGGGAAGAACTCCACCGAGAGCTAATGGGATTCCTTGAGCCAGTGCTCCACCTTGAGGACAATACGAAGGTTGGTAGTCGTGTGCTGGCTGCTACCTGGTCTTCTGAAGCCCTGAATCCTCACTCTTTTGTGGAGGGAGCTTGGGTACCTAAGAAGCCCTACGCTATCGACAAGATCTCTGATGGTGTCTACGATGTGGTGTTCGATACCACAGTGGATGCTATGCCTCTCCCGACTGCGTCTGATCCAGCTCCATCTGGAACGCTCTACTCCTACTATATTGTGGCTCCAACGGCGGTAACGCTTATTGCTTCTGTTGTGAACGAAGCAACGAACCAGACCATCTTCAGCAATGATATCAATATTAATTTGAATATCCCCGACAACATGAATGGTGTCTGGATTCTAGATGAGATCAATGAGATCCATATCGACGAGATTTCTTCGCAGTTCTTCTCGATTGTTGCAGCTGGGCAGGAGGTTCCTTTTGGTTGGAGACTCCCTTCTTCTAATCTTTCCCTTGCAGCAATGCTCGGGGGTGTTATCTTTATGGATAAGAACCCGAACTATAACGCCAACATTTGGAACCCCACTGAGGTTCCCCCACTTCGTCATCAATTTGAAGTTGTTTAAGGTGGTTACGCATGGCCGATAAACTCCGCAAACTTTACCAGCTCCCAATCTCTTTCCAAGACGGTGAGCTCCCAAACGCAAAGAAGTTCACAGCTCTGAGCTCTCAGCCTTATGCTGCGTTTGCTGCTGTTGAGCTTGCTATCGGAGACCTCTGGAACCAGTCGGGCGATGCTGTCCTTATCGATAGCTCGGTGACGGAGAATGCACTCTACCTTCCACAGCTAGCTAGAGTAATTGGGAAGGGTTCATTCATGGGTCCGCGCGTTCCCTATCTCTCTGCTATCCAGAACTACTACAACTACTGTGGGAATGCGACTGGTAAGTTTGAGATCCTTCTCGACTTCCCCCCTGAGGTAGGCTCTGCTTGGCGAAGAAGCCTCAATGGTGGAGACTCCTGGTCGTCTGTAACACCTGAGACCTCTCTCGGTGACGTCAGCGCCTCAGGAGACTTCTACGTCGACACCGACACTGGATGGCTGTTCTCGTATGATGCCCTTGGTGCGTCCGTAATCTACCAGTTCAAGCCAGTTGTGTCTGGTGATATCCCTGGTGAACGTGAATACCCAGTTATCCCCCATCTCAATACCGACACCTCATATGCATTCAAGTCCGTTAAGATTGAGTATGTGAATGGCAGTGATGGTAGCGCCGGCTATTACATCTCTCTTCCACCTCGTGGTCCCCTGTCTTCGGGTGCTCGATATGCAGGACGAGATATGCAGGACGGCATTACTGCTCCTGTCCATACTGATAATATCGCAGCTGATGGTAACTCGGGAGATCGTCTTTTGTTTCAGGATGACTCTGTCGTTGCAGCTACAGCAGCCACGTATCGTACCCACTATCGGTACAGACTTCCTGCTGCTATCACTGACAACTGGAGTGCAGGAGCCACGCTCCCTGAGGGCATGGTCTACCTGTTCGACCCAGCGACTGGAACCATCATCGAGGGACTAACCCTGACGGCCCCAACCCCTACTAGAAAGTACGGGTTCATTGCAGCAGGGAGCGGCCTAGACGCTTACCTAGCGAGTGCTAACGGTGTAGCGGTATATCCAGACGCTAACCTACAAAGTAGCAGTGAGCTCGCTGCTCTGTACCCTGCTGGAGGTCTCAAGGTCATTCAGACTGGCAGCGCAAGTCTAGCCTACACCTCAGCCTTGATTCTGAACAAGGCTATGGGCAAGGACACCGGGTCGACCTTCTGGGGGCCCCTAACTAGTCACGCAAAGATCACCGATAATTTCGATCCACTTGATGTCGGCAACCCCAAGTTCAATCCGTCGACTCTCGATAACGATTGGCACCCACAGTACCTTCACCGCAAGGGTCTGAACGCTAGCGCTCGAGACGAATGGATGAATGGTATGCTGGGCGATCTCTTCATGATGTCTACCGTCCCTGGTGCCTTTGTCGACTACGACAACCTGGATGGAGATAGCTATGGTGTCCAGTTTGGTATCGCAGGTGGAGGACCAAAGCTCTACTACGACAAAACCGAAGACCAGATGAGCCTGACCACGAAAGATCTCTGGCTCCAGGAGATTGGCGCTCGGTATCAGCATGGGCAGCAGAATCATTACATCTGGGTTAACCTTCAGAAGCACTACGATAGAACTGGCAACTGGGTTGAGACCTGGGAGGCAGGAGACCCCATCCCTTACCTGGTTTGTGCCGGTGGTGGAATCCTCTCTGTTCTTATCGATGATTGGCCCCAGGACATGATCCTCTTTGGCATTCAGCTAGATGTTGATCCCATGGGAGATCCGTTGACTGTCGAGCCATACCGTATTGTCTACCCGACAGCTACCGGGAATGCTAACGTTGCACAGTCCTTCTCTGGAACACAGGCTAGTAGAGCAGGAGCACCACATACAGACATCCAGTCTAGTAGTGCTACTCGACTTTGGCTTAACTACGTTCCGACGAATATCGGTGGTAGCCCAGGTACGAACGA